CCTTGGAAATTTCGTCCGCGTTCTTCTCGACATCGGCATAGCCAAGATGGTTCCAATTCGAGCCATCCCAGACAAGCGTGTCGATAACGCGGTCAGACAAGGGCACCGGCACGGAAGGCGAATTATTCGGCGTTCCCTGCCAGTACGTGTAGAAGTCCGCAAGCAGTGAGGGGCTGTTGTTCTTCTCACCCTTCCAGCGAGTCCAATATTTCTGCGTCTTGAGCCACAGGTCGCCGACGATCAGATTGTCCTTCGGCTCATCCGGCCCACGAAAAGTGTGATTCTTCGAGTGGGCTTCGGCATACGCCTGCGCCGCCGACTCCTTAGCCTTCGAAATCTCACCGTTCGCCGTGGTCAGGTCGCTCTTGGTCTGCGCGATATCCTTCCGGGCCTGCGACAGATCGGTCTGCGCCTGCGCGAGCGACTTGGACGCCGTGTCAAGGCCGGTCTTGTTGGATTGGATGTCCTTCTGCGCCTGCGTCAGCTTCGCCGCATTGTCCTTCAACGCCGTCTGATTGTCGGCCAAATCCTTTTGGATCTGCTTGACCTCATCAGGCGAGACGGCGGAAGCCACGGTCACAGTGGCAATCGCAGACCAGTCAGACTTATTGCCCGCATGATCGACAGCACGAAACGCATAAGTATGAGACATGCCAGCCGTCAAACCAGTAATCACATAATCGCCAATACCAGTCGAGACGGCCGCGATCTCCTTGAAACCGCCATCAGCCAAACGTTCGCCGAGAATATTCCTATCCCAATCAATAGGCATAGAACCACCATCAGCGGTTTTCCCATCCCAAGCAACCGAAACCACGCCCAACTCGGAAGAAAGAATCGGCTTGGATGGGACCGGAGGCGGCGTCGTATCCTTGGCGACGGTCAACGCGAATACACTGGACCATTCGCCCATCTGGTCGGAATACGATGGAATGGCACGCACTCTGATAAGAATCTGAACACCGCAATCCAGATTCGACCAAGATAACGTATGCTCAGTGGTCGTGCCAGCGGAATGCCACTCATACCCAGTCTTGTTCACACGATATTCGACCGCATACGACATGATGTCCATGGCGGTGCCATCAGTCGCCAACGTCACATCATCCCAACGGGCCGTAACCATGCCACGCGCATACCCGTTCACATTGATATAAGCGTCGGAATTGGCCGACAGATTCTGCGGAGCCTTCGGCACGCGATGGTCCTTTTCAGGAGCCGGAATCGCACCGGACGCTCCACCAAGATGAGCGCCCCCGGTAATACCGTTCATACGCTTCGTCAAACGAACCGAGGAATCATAATTCTTGTCGTTCAGAATCAGTGAAGCCTTGAACCCAGTCGAGTCGAGTTGCAAAGTGACCTGTTGGACACGGACCTTCTCACGGTTCGCCACTGTAGGCGCGGTAATCCAATCGCCTATCGTGTAATCGATGAGCGGCAGACAAGACGCTTCGACCACGTTCACGGATCGCGTGTACTGTCCGCGAACTCTAGCCGCGTTAGCCAACGTCGGTTTGATGAGATGTTCGGCGGTCTCCTTCTTGTTCACACCCTGTTGGCTTGAATACAATTCCCAACCGCCCCAAGGCTTCGGGGCGTTCGGATTATCCTGGCGGAAATTAATATTGTCGCCACGTACAAGGATCGAGGAAGCCAACCCGTCGATACTCTCATCGTCAGGAGCTTCGGACACATCCTGCGCAAGCGTCACCACACACGATTTGGACAAGTCACGGCAGACGGCGACGCTATCGGCGTTCCACAACAACAGTTGCCGGGCATCAGTACGCCAATCGCATAAGCCGTTGTTCACCAGCGAATCCAACACGTCCTGCATTGAAATGCCAAGATCATAGTAGATGCTCGGCAGCATATAGCCCCACTGTTTGCCAGCGGAATCAGCACCGGAAGTGAACCGGCTGCAATCGACTTTCACGCCGCCACGATTCCAATTCTCATCCATGAACGTGCGCATGATCGTGCCAGCGTTCGCGTTCGCGAATTTACGGGTGCCTTTCTCGTCGCCTTTGGTCTCCAATCTGGACGTGTCCAGATTCAGAGCCTTCTTCAACAGCCACCCGTAGGAAACGCCGGTCAAAGACACCGTGTCGGACACGTCCAAAGCGTTCCTTGAACGTGAAGCGATAACAAACCGGCCATTATACGGTTCAATCCAGCGTCCACCATCAGACACTTCCACGGCGATTTCCAAGCCGGTTTCAAGACGCCGGTCAAGAATCTCACCACGCAAAGCTTTACGCGAATAGCTGACGGTCAAAGCACCTACAGCATCATGAGTGAACGACACAGTATAGGAAGTCGGCTCAGGCAGCAATCCAAGCTTGCTTCCATTGGCCTGATATGCGACAAGACGAGATTTTAGAGTCTTACCCATAAGCATCCCTCAACTTAAAAAGAAAGAAGCCAGTGGAAATCACCACCAGCTTCTCTTAAACCTGCACGCCACATTCCCGGAACCAGTGGCCTTAACTGCAATCCTGTAGTCACCAGAAACATCAGGATTGACTTGCAACCTACCGGAAGGCAGATAATCCAATCCGACTGTCTCGTTCTGAGAACCGCCAGACCATGCGGAATCACTATCGGAACTCCATGCAGTCAACGATCCCGCATCCAAATACAAGTAAGGCCGAGCATCCACGCGCGTGCCAGACCATGTGATACCGGTACCGGATACCGTATCCTTCACCGTTATGCCCGTCACACCTTTCGGGAAACGAAACACCATGTCTGTTATGGGAGCGTCACCGCAACTATACGGAAGTTGAGTGGAAAGCACACTCGGACTAGCGTTCGGAACGCCCTGCCAGAACGTGTAGTATCCGGCGGACGGCATCACCGAACCGCCGGACATGACCTTCCCACCGTTCAAAGGCAGTGAGACGGTCTCATGCGTGACGGAACGCCACCACACGTCAGGCATGGCGAACACGGCAGCGAACGGAACAAACCTGTTCGGATGACTCTTTGAATCATCAGGACTCAAAGAGGTCAACTCGACACGGGTACGCTGCTCGACACCATCGATAATCCGACTCATGACAAGATTCGGCATCGTGCACAACCGCATCAGCCTGGATGATTCACCAAGCACATCAGGCTCCCACGCGCATACCTGCAACGACAATTGACGTTCCGAAAACCTAGGCGTCATGCCGGAAGAGATGGAACCATGCCGTTGCGGAACTGTCGAAACGGTACGGTCAACACTGATGGCGCTCAACAATGTCGAACCAACAGTGACGATGCAGTTCTCCGAATCAAGAGGAACATTATTCAACTTGTAGAAACACGTGGAAAAAGCCACGATACTCCCCTCTCAAATGCCGATCATCGCAGCCTTGTCCAACTTCTGATTCGTCTGAACCGAGATTGGTGTGATGGTCGGATATTGGAAGTTCTGCGTGATGTTGTATGTAGGGCCGCTTTCAAACTTGACATCGGCGGAAGAGCCTGCGGAATAGTCCGAAACCATGGAAGGCATCGAAACACGAGTCATACGACGCGCGTTCTTCAAATACTGGCTTGGGATGTCACCGCTCGCATTGATGGCGCTCATCACTCCCTTGCCGTACAGGGCTTCCATGCTATGCACTGCGGCGGCACGTACGACATATTCACCGGTGGACACGTCAGTGGAATCGTTCAAAGCGATGGAATCGCTCGTGTTCGTTCCGCGTCCGACGATCCTGCCGGTTCGTGGCACATTGCCGCCCTCGACCTCACCGCCTGTCGCACGCCTCTTCTTGACTCCGAAAATAGCGTTGAACGTCCTGCTCGCCCAGCTTCTGCCCTCGCTCCACAAAGTGCCGAGCATTCCCCAGAAGCCACCGGAAATATTTCCACCGAACTGTGCGTTATACGTGCTTCCATTCCACTGGTTCGCGGTGCGCTCAGCACTGCGTTTCGCAGGCTGGGTGTTGTCCCTCGCGCCGAGTGACGCGGCGGGTCTCAACGAACCGTAGGCGTTGGCGTCGCCTTTCAAATAGTCAATGGTCATCGAAGCAAGATCGGAAGCCTTCAGATTGGTCGTATAGCCATTGCCATCAGTGCCTTTCTTGAACAGGTCGGCATGTTTCCTGACCTCATCGGTAGCGACAACGGCCTGATTGCCGTCTGCGTCCAACACGATGGTGTATTTGCCTGAACCGTCTGTGCTCGCATTGTTCATGAGATTGTTCACGGTTGATTGAACCTCATCCGCACTGGACAATGCTCCACTGTTGATACCGTCAAGGACCGTGGTGAAGATGGCCGTATTGCCCTCGCCGGGGAACAATGCCCGTAAATCAGACAGGTAGGATGTCAGATTCTGCTTCGACTGTTCCGTTTCGGTCTTGAACAATGTCTTGACCTCTTCAGGAGTCAACCCATACAGTTGTTGCAGTTTCTGAATCTCCGACTCCGGGACGCCCATCGCCTTCGCCGTCTCGTAGAACTGTGTTGACAATTCCTGCTGTTTCGCATTCACCTCATCGGTTGACGCGCCGGAAGCAACCAACTGTTCAAGCCAATCGTGACCTGTCGTAGCGAGATTCTGCAAGCTGGTCTGAGCCAACTGTCCAGCCTCGGTCATGTTATTGAACGAGTCTGCGGCACTGTCCCAAACGTTCTGTACACCCAATTCCTTGATGCGCTGGATGGAATCACCCAAACCGTTGTAAATCTGACCATATTCCGTTGCGACACTCAAAGCGTTCTGCTGCGCGGTACGCTGATTGTTGACAATGTCGTTGTACTTCTGCGCGGCACTATTCAACATCTGCTGACGTTGAGATTGAGTCGCAATGGCAATGGAAACCGAATCGGAATCCTCACCCATCTCGATCAAACTCTTCGCATAGCCAGCAGCATGACCATTCGCGACGGAAGTCGCTTCCGCATTATCGATATACTGCTGACGTGCCTTTTCCATTACTGCTATAAGCTTCTTGGCTGCACCAGCTTCATTACCGTAATTCTGCGTCGCGGTAGCCGAATAGGTGCTGTGAGCATCATATGTGGCCTTCAACTGATTCATCATCGAGTTGTAAGCCTTCGTACTGCCGCTCGCAGCCTTGCTCAGGTCAGTGGTCGAAACACCAAGCTTGTCGGCGGCTTCGGCGGTATTCTTGAATCCAGTTGTCCAATCATCCAACCAATTCCAATCAGTCTCAGCATAATTACCGTCCTTGAACGCATCCTGAATCGCGGAAGCGACATTGGATAACGCGCCGGAAGCTTCGGCGGCCGAATCAGGGATCTTACCCAACGCTGTCGCAATATTCTCGGAAGCACGCTCAGTCGCCTGGGCTTTCGCATTGTAATCGGAATACGCTGCGACTGCTGCCGTAATGGCAGCTACGCCCCAAGTCACCGGATTGGAAAGCGTAGACGCAAGCATCCCACCCAAGCCAGACGCCACAGCCTTCACCTTGCCCATCGCGCCCTCAGCAGAGCCGACATTAGACACGAACTTAGAAACAGCGGGATTAGACGCCACCCACCCCTGAGCGACATTCTTCAACGTCACACCAGTACCGGCGGAAGTCACACCCAACTCCATCAAAGCCTTCTGCCATTGCAACGACTTCATCGTGTTCTCAACCACGGCAAGCTTCACCGTGTCCAAAGCGGTCTTGCCAGCCTTGCCGAACGTGGCGAACACGCCCAATGCGGCCTGAATCGGTTCCGGCAACGCGCTGAAAGCCTTAGCCACAGCCTCGGCGGCGGTAGCGATAGCCTGAATCAGCGGAGCAGAAGCACGAAGAGAAGCAGCCAATGTGCCGCCGAACGTCTTAGACAGTTGCCCGACAGTCGAAAGCAACTGGCTGAACATCGGACTCACATCGCCAACAGCGTTGAACACCTTCTGAAATCCGTTGGAAACGCCAGACGAAAAATCGGAAATACCACCGCTACTGTTCTTCAACAGGCGGCTCACATTCTTCGTGAACGAAGCAATCGTCCTACCGGCATCACCGAAAACATTTCCCACGGTATGCCGCAAAGAATAGCCAGCGTCACCAATCTCGGAGAATGAATCACGCATCGCGGACTGCGCCACTTTAGCGCCAACAGCCCACGACTTCAACGTGTCTTGGAACTTTGCCGAATTGACAGCCTTATCCGCCTTCTGCAACTCCTTGGAGAAGCTTTGGATGCCATTCTGGTCCTCAGCCAAAGCGGAATACAAGCCGGAAGCAATACCCATGAGCGCTTTCACGGAATTCTTCAAATATCCAGCCTGTTCAATGACACGCTGCATCGACTTCTCAATCTCACCGGACGCGCGAGCATTATCAACCCAACGTGCGAACTGATCCGCAAGCTCACTCACATACCGTGTGGCACGAGGAAGATACTGGCTAGTTGAATCGCCAAGATTCAGAAAAGCCTTGACAAGGCTCTCAACACCCGGTTCCAAATAAGTCAACGACTTATTCACATCGTTGAAAATGCTGGATACGACGCTTGTCTTATCGGCTTCCTTGACCATCTTGGTCATGCCGACGACGATTCGTCCCTCATGGTCGGCAAGAGTTGACATTTGGGGAATCAACGTGTCGGCAATGGAATCAGCCAACCCGCGAATTGCTGGACGCGCCTGACCGTAGAACGCGTTCACCACACTGTCGGACAGTTTGCCTAACTTTGTGGATGCAATGTCGATCTGCTCGCTCCAAGTGGCGCCCTTTTCGCCCCAAATCATCTTCACGGACGCATAGGCGGCACCCAATCCGACAAGAGCGGCAGGAGCCGCCAATGCGGCCTTCGACATGGAAACAATCGAAGAGCCGACACCAAGCACGCTACGGGACATGTTGATAGCGCCAGCGGAAACACCGGCGAACACGGTACCCAATGCGGAGAAGAATGGAACCTTCTCATCCAACGAGTCCATGAAATTCACGAATTTCTGGAATTGGTTGTTGACGGCGCGAAGACCAGTCGCGCCATACGTCATACCATCCAGCATTTTGCCGAAATCAGTGGCATGGAGTTTCGCGTAAATCTCGACGGAACGCGGGCGGGTGAGCATGGCAAGATGGGCGCGGGCACCAGCCGTTTTAAGGTCGATGTCCATTTCAAGCTTCTTATAATCTTCTTGAAGCTTCTTGGCCTTCTCACGTGCACGGGTCACATCCAAATCAAGATTGACCTCATAGTGGTAGTTCTTATCCTTGCCAGCATGGAACGCAGCAAGATTCAGCTTGTCGATGGCTGACTTGTAATCCGTTTCGATGTCATTCGGAAGACTGCGGAATTTCCGCTTCAACGCTTCCAGTTCGCGTTCCATGCTTTTCGCGCCGTCGAGATAGACCTTCGCGTGGGCGTCCATCCCATCGATCTGCTTCAGACGCTTGGACACGTTCTCAAGAACGTTGACGACCTCGGAAACATCGTTGACGTCAACACGGATGTTCGCCTTGCTGTTGCGCTTCAACTGCTGCATCGCATTGTCAAGCTGTTCGACAAGACGATTGGCGCGAGCCATCGAGACATTGTTGGAACTGCCCAGAGGCTTGACCTTCTCGATAGCATCCTGCATACTGCGAATGTGCTTCTTGACGTTATCCAAAACGTCGATCTGCTTGCTCGCATACGCCGTGGTCAACCGCGTGTTACGTTTCACCGCATCCTGATACGATTTGCTTTTCAGCGTGACCTTGCGCCAAGCGTCACCACCATTGGCGATACGCTTGTTCATCGCGGAAACGGCCTTGTCGGAAGACTGAACTTGCTTGCGCATCGTTCGCAGATCACGCAAAGCGTCGGTCAGCTCGACTTTCGGGGATACTTTACGTTTATCAATGTCCCGAAGAACACGTTTCAGATCGGAGTCATCGCCACGAATCTCAACATTCTGGACGATGCCATCATCCTCGATACGCCTTTTCGCCGCACGCCAACGAGACATGTCAACGTCAGGCGTCACACGAACATCGAAATCGTCATCAGCGTACCGGGCGAGCTTACGGCGGAGTTCTTCGCCAAACCCTTTGGTATTCGGATAAATATCAATTCCAACGGAACCGGCGAGATACTCCACCATAAGAACCCCTGTTTTTCAATCACATGCCCAGAAACGCCTTCATCGACTCGAAGTTGGCGGAAACACGCCTATCAACGCCATCGGCGGCGTGAGGGGGCATAATCGGTTTGAACTCAGGATGCTTGCCGTCCTTGAACTGCAATGTGCCGGAAACCAGCAAGCCGACCTGATTGTAAATACCCAACAGCAGACTCGTATCCTGAGTGAACCCGTGAAAACTCAAACCGGAATCACTCTCGGACTCGGCGCGGGCACGCTCATCAGGATGGTTCAGCAACCATTCCCGATACAACGATTCGTCATACCCAGCAAGACCGCCGATAAGGGTCAAAAGAAAACCGCCGTCATACTCATGCATGGCGGCGGGAAGATTCAAATTGTAAAACCTACGGAAATCACACGTAAGCTCTACTCTGCATTTTCGGTAGGCGTCCTTGACGCTTCGGATTTTCCCAAAGCCACGCTATAGAACATGTGGAGCAACGTGAATACCCGCACCAGAGCAGCCGGGCTACGGCCAGTAACCCACTTGCGGTAAACGTCAACGTCCTTGGCGATCTTCTCGAAGAAACTATCGCCAGCCGCGACCATCCGCGCAACGGCGAGACTTGAATCGACGTCATTGGAACTCTTCTTGCCGAACACGGCATAACTTTCGGACGCGACCGCATCAACCACCATGAAATCGCAGGTCTGAGCCACGGAGAACTCATGAGCCGGAACGAACTCGGGGCATCCGGCCAGTTCCTCGTGCTGTTCGACGAACTCAGCCAGCGTGTCAGGAATATCCGGAACGGTCTTAACAGTGTTCTTATCAGTTTTGGAAGCCATAATCTGTAATCCCCATCAAAAAACCCATCTGCCAATCGTTGGAAAGAATTGCCCCCGCACGGATGGGTACATGCGGGGGCAATGGGAAATCTCAGTCCTTCGAGGTCAAACCCGATACGGTCTGGGAGGAATCACCCGGATTCTTACCGCTGGAATCCGGGCTGGTTATTTTGACACGAACGTCTCCGGGGCGAAAATCTGGTACGCGCCAACCTCACCATTGGCACCGGCCTTCAGCACGCTAGTGGATTTCACGACAGCGTTGAAGCTGAACTCCGCGAAATCCTCATCGGCGAGACTGACGTTATCGAACGTGAAATCGGTCTCCGGCAGATACAATCCGAAGCTCAGCTTGTCGGAATCATCGTAGGCGAGAACGAACAACGCCAGATGCTGCACCACGGGCTGCAACGGCACGACGATGCCGCCCTGGTCGCCGGCCCAGCCGCCAGTGACCTTCGTGATGGTGGCCGAATCACCCTGCACGGACGCGCCGGACACGGTGATGGTCGGGGCCTCGGTAGAACTCTTCGCACCGGCGACAAGCCACGTGTCCTTCGTGGTGGTGTCCCCGCCATCCTTGCTGAAGCTGATCTTGTTGTTGTTGGAGGTATGGCCGATATTCTCCCAATTCACGACGGAACCGCTGCCAGCGGCGGCAACAGTGCCACTGTTCAACAAGAACGAGGAAACTTTGGTTGGAAGAGCGGTCTTCGCGGGAGCCGTGAACAACGTACCGCGAGACGCCTGAATCAGACCATCGGCATTAATAGCCATAATGGTGCCTTTCTACTTGAAATTGATAAAAGAAAAGGCTTGACCGATACCGGTCAAGCCTTGAACGAATCGCGGGCAGTCACAACAGCCGACAGCCCATACTCCTTGACGTTCTTGCCTTGATTCTCTTTTGAATCAGACTGCCTCTTCTGCGCCGTCACAGACACGGTGCCGACCGTTCCAGCTGTCGTGGACTCCTCGAACGGCCAACCCTGCACCGTCTTATACAAGTGACGTGCAAAACCGTGAGGATTGTTACAGTCAGCGGCCAAAACCGTGAACGTCACGCCGAAACGCCACAATCCACGGTCAAACTGTTCGGGAGCGGAAACATAATAGAGAAGAACCTGTCCACGTTCACCGTAAGCGTTCAAAGGCAAGTCAAGCTCGCTACAGACCTTCACATCAGGCCACTCCTCGCACGGATACGCCCGATTCAACAGTTCATAAACCAACTGTTCCGCATCAATCGACTCACGAACATCAATGGCAAGACGCTGAAAAATGTTGTCCGTCACAATCTCACCCGACTCAACGAATCAAACATGATATGTTTACCCGGAATACGCGCTCTCGGATCACGAGGCCCATACTTGTGTTCAAGCCACCGGTTGAAATAGCCGAACTCCAAATGCGGAGCGACCTGCGTGCCATCACGGCCCATGACGGACATGACAATCTGATGATGCCAGCCGACTTTGCGAACGGAAACCTCGATCCTATCCGCAACGCTTGAATGCGTAGCGGCCTCATTCGCCTTTGCGCGGACGGCAGACACGCTATGCATGGCGGCGCGGCGTGTAAGTTCCGGCCCATAGATCTTCGCAATATCGGTAGCGACGCTACGTCGAACCGTGACCCTTCCCAACGCCACCCACCTCCTTCACCCATTCAGGCTCGGAAATGCCGCCATCAAGATAATCGCCAATAACAACACGACGTGCACGAACCTCCCAATGCCGGGAGAAACGAGAACCACTCCCACGCCACGTAGGAGCGCCGTCAGCATCGTAATAATCGCCCTTATACCAGATCCGGGAATAAATGTCGCCGGGCCATTCCCTCGCAATAATCTGCAAAGGAGTGACCTCTTCCAAACCGCCGGGGTTATCCGAAGATGGCGTCTTATCCTCAGCTCCAGAAATAGAGAACATGCCAGCCTGTTGCGCACGCCCCTCAACACAGCAGATGACCTTCACGGGATCGCCAGTCTGCACATACTGGCCGCCGTGCGCGTCCTGAACATGCTTGCGAGGAATCACAACGACATAATCCGTGTCGAACAGCTGTTTCTGACCACCGTAATCGGTTTGGTCATCCTCGTAGAGGTAATGGCGTTCATTCGTATCATCGTCAAACAGAAACGCCATCATCAACCTCCATAACCGGGGTCGAAACCAAGACTGATGTGTGACATCGTGCCAGCGGATTCAGCGAAACCATTCAGAATCGATTTCTCAGCTTTCGACAAGAACAGCCGGGGACTTGGATCATAGCCAGGCTGATTCTGCTGCGGATCATGCTCCGTGTACGAGTAAGAACCGTTCGCTTCGGTTTTGAACCGGTTGAAACGTACTACGCGCAACACCATTTCGCATACGACCGACGCGAAATCACTTTCAGAGAGACGCCCCTTCTTCAAGCGTGTCCGGACAATCGGGCATTCGCTCAAACAGATGAGAGCGGCCTTTCGGCATTGAGCGGAAATCCAATCAGTGTCGAAATGCTCTTCAAATGAATCCGCGTCGGCGGAACCGTAGACGCGCATATACTTCAACCAGTCGATGTTGTCGATGATTGACGTGCTCATACGCGCCTCCTAAATCATGCGGTCAGAACAGTTGCCTTCAAAGTGCTGTTGGACTTGACCAGCACAGGCAGGGCGGAAGCGTTCACAAGCGCCTCATAGCCCGGATTGGTGCCGGTGGAATCCAGCACGACACCGACCGGACCGGCATCATATTCACGAGTAATGCCATACACGGCCTTCTCCTTGGCTTGAGCGGTCGGACCAAAAGCGGTGTAGCCCATGGACGTGTCACCCAACGCCGGAATCAACAGCACGGTGTTCTCAGGGAAGAACGACTTGACCCTGCCCGGCAGTTCAATCTTCATCTGACGCGCGTAATCCTTGTACATGTCGTCAACGATGATTACGTCTCGAATGTCGGTCATCTGCACGAGCACATACTTGAGTTCGTCATCTTTCAACAGGTTCGGCAGTGAAGCCTTAGCGGTGGTCGGATAATAGTACTTAATCATCGCGGCGTTCTTAGCCAACGCACGCCACACCTTCTTGGTGGTGAGCATGATGCTCGGAGCGTCACCTTCGACGGCATCAATCTTGTCGGCCCAGTCACGCAAGTCCTGAACCGGATCGCCGCCATCAGCCCAAGTCTGACCAGTGGACTTGTTGATGGTCAAAGACGAATCACGCGCGTAATCCCACTCATTATCGAAAGCGGAACCAGACTTCGGGGAAATCTTCGCGTCAACGGTAGCTTCGACACGGTACATCTCCAAAGTAAACGCCAATTCCTTGCCAAGACGCACGAACGCCTCACGCAGATTATCAGCGGCGGTAGGAGTGGCAACCACACCATTCACTTCCGGGTCGATGGTGAAGCTCGAAGAAGCGACACCCTTTACGATATCCTCTTCGGACACACGGTGACGCTTACGCAACGGCAGCATCTCCGTATACATCTTCTTACCGCCAGCGTGAGTCTCATCGTACGGCGCCTCGGCATCATATGCGGAGTACTCAATAGTGTCCACCTCAAAACGCGGCTGGTTCGGAACCCAGCTGACGTTGACACCAGTCGGATTGTTCATGTCAGCCAGAATCTGACCGAACGGCAAAGCGGAAGTGGCACCCTGATAAGCGCCAAGCACGATGCCGGACGCTTCGGCAGGGGTAATGAAATCCTTGTTTACCAGAGCCATAGAAAAGCCTTCCTATATAAGAAAACCCGCCACAATGGGCGGGTTGGAAAATAATTGTTTAAAACGGCCGTCAGCCGAAAATACCGGCGCTCTTCAAAGCGCTCTTCAAAGCGGGCACAGTGTCCTCGGACGGAGTGGCGATTTTCTTCACGCCGCCAAGAGCACTGGCGGATGCGGCGGGGAGAGTATAGGAACCGGATGCGGTCACAGTGGACAGCAGTTCGACATCGGAACCGGCACTGACGTCATAGGACAGAATCAGCCCATCAACCTTCGCGCCGTTGATAGCCACCGGCAGTTCACCCTTGTCGATCACGGCCATGTAACGCAAGCCGGAATCAACATACTGTTCCTTCAAACCCTTGCGGGTGAACTCGACCTTGACCTGAGACTCAAGGAAACCGGCAACCTTATTCTGACGGCCATCTTTTGCAGTCGGATCATACGGCCCAAAATTATTAGTGTTATTGATACGAGCCAGCGGAATGCCGGAATACAGGTATGCGACAGTGTTCTCATCGTCGATGGACGCGAAATACTTGGACTCGTTTGCACCGCCAACGAACGTGGACAAGTCAAGAGTGACCTTCTTAACACCGTCAGTAATACGGTTCAGCAGCCACTTCTGCTTATCTTGGGGCGCGGTAAAGTTCTCAGGATGAACCATAGCGTTTACCATAGGTTTACTCCTTCTTGGAATTAATCAACGAATGCTTAAGCCCAAACTCGTAGCCACTCTTCGCGTCACCCTGAGCGGGAGCGTGAACATGCGGCGCGGAATTGGACAAAGCGGTTTTCATAGCCTGTTTCCCCGTGTTACGCGAGGAATCATCGGCGGAATCATGCCCACCCGTTTCAGGTTTGCTCGGCATGAACTGAACATACGAATCGGCCCATTTGATGATCTCGTCAGGGTCGGTTTCCTTGCACAAGGCATCGAAAGCCTCGTCCGTAATCTCAGGATGCTGCTTCTGCGCGGTCAGCCTGGCGATACGAACCTCAGCGTCAGCGAGACGGCCTTCCGTGTCGGCAAGCTTTGCTTCGGCGGCATTGGCACGATCACGATTCTCATACATCTTCTGCTCGTTCTCACGGGCCTGATGCTTCCACATGCCCAACTTCTCGGAAAGGTCATCCGCACCATTCTTTTGAGACGCCGTATTGGCGGCTACAGGAGAAGTGGCAGTGTCCTTCGGCTGCGCGTTCACGCCCGTTTCAGGCGCATTCGTAGATGCCGCCGTTTCAGCGGTATTGGTATTTTCATCAGCCATTAGGCTTGAATCCTTTCAATAGTGTTACGCGGCCTCGCCAAGCATCGACCGCATCTGGTTGAGCATGGTCTTCTGCCATGCCATAGCCTGTTTCAAATTCTTGGAAGGTTTGAACGTGAACGTTCTCCCCTCATAGCGGAAAGTCACCGGCTTACCGGCCTTCTGCACTTCCTTGTAGCGCCGGTTGAACTCGATTGCCCGATTCTCCATGCGACGGCATTGAGTCAACGTGGACTGACGGTCAGGCGTATGCCAAGCGTCCGAATCCTTCGACGGAACCGGATCAGGCGTATCCTCAGCATCCTCAGCGAGAAGCACGGGGCCAAGCTCTCCATGAGTGATCGTCTTGACTTTCACCTGCTTCAACGCGGACGCGGTAGTGCCACCGGCCTCGTCGTACAGTCGTTTCAAATCCTTCTGATTCAACTGGAATCCGGGGTCATAGTCGCTGCCAGCCGGTGCGACACCGCAATGGCAGTTAGCGTGCAACGGCAGTAGGTCGGCAGTCGAATACCAGCGGTCAGCAGCCACGACGCACAAGCCGCTCGAGCCGGTCTTGGATAGTTCAGGATGCAACACCCTGCGGTATTCCAAAACCTTGCTACGCCGATACTTGTCAAGCGTGGCGCTCGTCTGCGCTCTGGACACGTCCTCGTCAACAGTGGTCTGCAACCGGTTGAACGCCTGTTCAAGCCACTTGTCAACCTCACTGAACAATTCATCGGTCTTATCAGGCCAAGACTGCGGGCGAATCGCAGGAGACTTGACAGCGGCGGAACGATACGAGTCAGCCGGACGCTGGGCCACAAGCCACGGGTCGGTATTGTCACGCGGAAACACGAGATTCGGCACATCACCCTTCGGATTGACGCCGACAAGCCTCAACGTTTCATCCGCATAGGAAACACCCAACCGGCGCACCTGCTGAATCAACGCCATCTCCAACAACGCCATGCGAGCCGCGACGGCAAACGTCACGCCATCATTCCACCAGTCAGCGGGAGTCAGCATATCCCACATCCTGTGCGCCTGACTCACATACTGGTTCACCAAAGCGGCACGAGCCTGTTCAAGCGTGTCGGACAACGATTCAAGCGTTTTCCCAGACATCAGGACTCAATCTCGCCTTCATTGACAAGCTCGACATCAACATTAGGCAAGCCATCCACAGCGGACTGGGTTTCATCATCCCAACCCGTAGCCGGTTCCACTGCGGCAACAAGCTTCGCAGTACCCTTATCCGACTGGCCGGAAACATTGAACTGGTCGGCAAGACGGTTCATATCATCCTCGGCAACATCCTGAGCCGTATAACCCATCTTGTGCGTGAGAATCGTCCTACGAGCCAACAGGCCGCTCTGATACAACAGTTGGCAAGCCTGAGCCTGCTCAAGCGAACTGGTCGTATCCATCGGCTTCCACACCATCTCGAACTCGCTCTGCGAAGCCTTAGACCCGTCCAACGCCAAAGCCATACGAATCATACGGACAATAGGCTCAGCGTCAAGATCGTTCATGGTCTGAACCTTGAACTTCAACGTCTCACGCTTCAACTCCGCACCATTCGCGGAACCCTGCACGTCAGGCGAAAGAATGTCCAACGGAATGCCGGACACTGCGGCAAGCTGCTTCACGTCGGAAACGATGATGTTCTGCAAACCACCGGTATCGGTGGTCTGCGACTCCCAAATATCAACACCATCAGGAAGTTTCCACAACGCAGCCGGGCCAACCGCGAACGTGGACGCCAAATCAATCGGATCACCGGCCTGTTTCTCACCGTCGATGACTTCCTGATCCTCCTCGGTATACGTGGTCGGAACAGTACCCTTGATCGCACGCTGACGGAACGCCTGCATCATCGTGATGCACAGGCGGTCGAACACCTCACGGTCGATACGCTTCAACATCGGAAGATACGGCTCGAATAAGCCTTGACCGTCAATCGTGCTCAGCCGGACTATAGGCAATGAGTCACAGTCCAGAGCGTAATCGTATTCGTCGCCCTTACTATCATCCCACTTCCAGTTCGTGCCAGGACTCCACGCCTTGCCTTGATTGATGAAAACGGCAAGGTCCCCATCATCGGAAGGATTGACTACAGTACGTTCGGATTCTCTGTACGCCACACGCGAATACACACGCTTGGAGAACCCGTCATCGTCACGTTCGATACGGAACAAGGTAAGAGTCTCGACACCATGCTTGTCATCATGCGAATACATGATCGCCGCATCGTCATTGTTGGACATCCACGCTTCCCAAGGACTCAACGCCTTGATGTAACGACTCCCCTGCCCTTTTCCCACGATGGCGAACGAACAACCGTAATCTCCTTTGTCAGGCAACAAATGACGGCGGAGAATGAACGGCAGACCACACTGCTTCGCCATCTGGTCTGCGTCCGTATCCTTCAATGAGGAATCCTCGACCTTACGGAAACCATTAGGCTGCTGACGGTCTGTCACGCTCTCACTGATACGACGGGCGAGATTCACAACACCCAACTGGCGCATCAGTTTGTAAACGGGAGCCGCGTTCGGGTCAACACCCTGCGGAACACTGCTCTTGTCCACCATCTCCTTGCCATCCTTGAACAGTTTCAATTCGGCAATATCCAAGAGACGGGAACCCCACTCCTGCGCCAACGACGTAATCACGTAAGCATCATCGTCATCGGAGGAGGCCCCGTCGATGATTAGCTGCAATTCGGCCACTGGGCACTCCTTCTAAACATGTTCAGTAGATTCTCGACGGCGCGTAACGACGCTTCTCGTCAGCCAATTCCAAATACTTTCCACGAGCCGTATAAGCCAACAGGCCAGCCATGCACGCATCAATCTTGTCCGGCGAATTAGGAGACTCCTTATAAATCGCATAACCAGTACGAGTCTCCCGCCTACGCGCATTACGGAAATGATTCACCAATCGCGGATCGGCAAGCAACGCGATATCATCCTTGATGGGCTTCGACTTACGTTCAGGCTCCGTATACGGGTACCGGAACGCGGTATGAGCGTTATCCAACGCAACCTGCATGTCCTTATACCAGTTGTTAGTCCAGAACTTGATCTTGTCGCCAGTCTTACGCGGCCCGACCTTCAACTTCTTCCCGTAATCCTTCTCCCAGCCGCCAATCATCTGCTCGAAATAGGCGACATCAGCGAAGAATCCGACAACGTTGTAATTGTCCATCATCCAACGAACCATGCCGTCGAACGCATCACGGTTCACACGCCAAGTGGCCTTCTCGGGACCATCGGGCGCGGATTCAAGCTTTATCAGGAACAACATGCCATCGGACACGCGGCATCCAACCAGAGCCGTCGAATCATCCGACACGGAACCATCGAACCCCAACGTGATAGGCTCACGTTTCGTCACGAACCGTTGCCACGCGCCATCCAAACGAATCGAATTGAACGCCGTATGCATTTCATCCCGATACAGCATGTGGGATTGAATGTCGGACTCGGTAAGCCAAGCGTCATGCACGCTCGACAAAGTGTTGAAATAGTAGCGCATCGAATCCGCAGGGTCTGAATCAGGCTGGTAAATCTGATCCATCTGACCATTCAGGTCAATCCAACCATCCTTCGCCGGGCCAAGCTCACCATCCCAATACGTGTGCCCCTCGGGGTCAACACCATCAGCATTCAACACGGTCATACGACCATCGGGCAATATCAGATGATCCTTACCGTCCGAACTCTTCGCACTCGCACCATACGCGACCTGCAAGGCGCGGAGAACCTTCTTCTCGTCAGCGAAATCATCCAAGTCGATGTTCGCGTACACATGGTCGAAGTAGATGCCGCTACGATGCTTGATTTTGCCCGAAGCGGTATCCCACGCATACTTGTACGATGTTTCAGCGATGGACTCTTCGCCCGGCTTGTACATGGTGGACGTTTCAAGAATCCACGGGTCTGCATCACCTTTACGTTTGCCGAGGTTACGTTGAACGGTCTTGTACATGTTGCGAAGCTTGTTCGTGTTGTACAAGTGGGTTTCATCGCAGGCGGCGAACGTTTCCAAACCGCCATCCTTGGACGCGGCACCACTCGTGGTGGGAACAATCTCCCCACCCTCCGGCAAGCCGATACGGGTACGACCAACATCAAGGCCGACACCCTTCAACTGGCTTAGAGGGCCTTGATCGCAGTTGTAGTAAATCGAATCGAAGATGTTACCAGTCTGACCTTCGGCGGTAGCCAAGCAGAGAATCTGCGGCATCTGCACCATGCGTCCAACAGGCTCACCCTTCACATACGGGTAGACCTCGCCCAGAAACTCGTAAGTCTCCCCTTCTTCCGCCCAATGATCGAACCTGCAAGGAGCCAAACCCTCGAACGCGCAAATGCCAGCGGCCTTACCGGACTTGTTCTTACCCTTCGCACGCGAATAAAACACACGATTGAACCGGCGGGTACCCCACTCGGTCAACGCATAAGCGTGAAGCATGAACACGTACTCGTCCATGTCGAACGTCTCAGGCAAGCCAACACCGCCACCACGACCAACACGGAAGAAAGTCTCAATCCACCAAACCGCGAACATTCCCATCGAACGAGTCAAATCCTCGCCATGCAATTCGGGAATGCGCGTATGCATCAGGCACCACCATCAATGACACGCAAACCCAATGCGGAAGCACGCTGCCTGTTCCGTTGAACGTTACGAGCACCCTCAGTATCGCCCTCATACGCGGAAGCCTTCATATCGTCAGGCTGCGGAGCATCGAACTTCAACCTCACACGAGCCTCGGGTGTAATGCCCAACGTGGCCTCACGCTGACGAATCTCGGAAGCCAACATCCAACGGCCCTTAGTCTTCGGACGCCAGAAATCATCCTTCAACAACGCCAAATCCTGAACCGCGTACCAGTCGGCCTCAACACCCATACGCTGAGCCAACGGACTGACACGAAGCGACTCATACCACTTCTTCGTACGTTCAAGCCACTCCTGCCCATCCGGGCGAACAGCAGGAAACTCCAAACCCATCGGACTATCAGGCGCACGAAGAATCGGATTCCTCGACTTCTGCGCACCACGACCATTACCAGCCACAACCAGCCTCACAATCCGCCCGTTTCAGGCAATACGCGAAGCTAGGACGTTCCACCCTCACAACGCTTGTGAACCAGCAGACGATTCGCCAAAGTCGCACTATGCGACTTCTCCAACGGAACCTTCCACACGAAAGCGGCACCATCGGCACCACTCGAACCAACATCAACCGGCTCATGGCATTTCGCGCACAAGCCGCCACACTTCTCAACCACCTGAGAATCAGTAAAAGACTCAACAACAAGCTCGGACTCAAGCTCGGACACGTCAACCGGACGCACATACATAGTCGTTTCAGGCTTCACCGGCAACGACTTATCATCATCACGAGCACGCTTATACGCCACACGGCAACGCCCAGAACAAAACAACTGGTCGGAACGCTTCGGATCAAACCACGTATGGCATTGAGGACACATGCGCTGGCGCAACGGCTTCAGCGGAGACCCCGAATAACGGTCACGGTCGTAATGCGAACGACACAATCCCTTCGCGCACACCGGATTAGCGCAACCGGCAACCGCGCACATGAACTCATTCACTTGAAAGCCGGGTGAGAATACCAACGCTTCTCCCTCCGACTCCTACCCTTCGCACGACGAACCTCAGCAGACTCACCCTCGGTCTTCCGCTGATGATGCCAACGACACAACACCCACAAATTCTCAGGACGATCATCATCATGGACGGGATTACGAACCTTATGGTCAACCTCATTCCCATACCGTCCGCACAGGCGAACATTCCCGTAATCATCCTTGACCGGCCACTGGCACCTATGCCCATCCCGTTCAAGAATCATCGCACGGACACGCGGCCAATCAGGATTGAACCGTTCATCACGATGGGAACTAGACCACGCCACAATGCCTCCACAAAAACAGGGTTGGCCGGTGCTGAGCAGGAAAACACGCCAAAGGGGAAACATCCCAGCAGGAAAAGTTCTCAGATCAACCAACCCAAGTGCTCCGGGAGGGATTCGAACCCTCACACCCTACAGGTAGCGCATTTTGAGTGCGCCGCGTCTACCATTCCGCCACCAAAGCAAAAGAACAAGCGTCCCACACTCCACCCACAACAGGAGCATGGGACGCTCGTTCAACCCCCAGAGAGCCATAAGGAACCAATGGCATCATCACAATGGCTTTTTACCGCCAGCCACGGCGCGCGGATGCTGAGGGAGTCGAACCCCCGAACCGTTCCCGGTCGCCACCTTAGCAAGGTGGTGCAATAAGCCACTCTGCCAAGCATCCAAAATGCAAGAGCCGCCGCAGCGACTCAGGAGACTGTTCCCGCAGACTAGGCGGGTCAGCTAAAACTAGAGCCGCCACAAGACGACTCCGAAGACCTTTCCCACAGCCTGTGGGTAGGCTGAGCACAGCATGTTGGACTCGAACCAACATCGACGGTTTTGGAGACCGTAATGCTACCGGTTGCACCAATGCCATATACCCGACTTAGTTAACGTCCAAGTCGGAAAGACGTTCGGCATGGTGGAATGGGCTTTACCACCAACGGCAAGGAACGCGAAACATCTATGCACCCGTTTGGCCGTGCCTCCCCTTCGGTCATCAACCACCTGATTAAGGCAGGGAGCCTCTTATCCCCCGCATGTTCCAGCGGAGATATTCGAGCAATGCCATCGATCTCATAGGCAGCTACCCCATGAAACCTAGAGCAAACCCCGGGAATCGAACCCGGCAACCAAAAGGCTGTGCCAACAGGATTGCAGACCAGCCCAAAATAATAGGTACGAGTCCATATAGGCCACGCCCGGGATAGACCGGTCGGACTGCTGACCGTACCGCATCTAGAATCCTCACACTCCCCTTGTGAGTGGACGGCCAGACGTTGATGTGGCTTAAGCTAGCTTCACCGCCATCAACATCAATCCAAGGAACATTATACACAATATGTAGGGTGCAACAACGGTTGCAACCACTAAATATGTGAAGACTTCGTGAGTAACGGGTAATCCAAAAATGTTCCAGCGAGCATTCAGCGTCAGCACTAGAGAGCCAGCGGCCTTGCTTTTTGAGCCGGGGGGACACTCCCCCACGGGGATGTTTGTTGCATGGTGCAACATTGGTACGTTTGTGCGATTGTGTTTTGGCGTGTCGTGTGGTATCACGCGGGCACGTTCCTTTGTATGCGATCATGTCCGTGCCCGTCGTGGCCGTCGTGGTCACGTCGTGGCTGTGGCCGTGCCGTGGCGTGGCCGTCGTGCCCTGGACGTCGTGACGTGGCTGTGGCGCCCGCCGTCTTTTTGCCGCCGTCGTGTGGTTGCGACACGCCGACGAACGCTAGTGTTTCCAATGGTTTATGTGGTGTCCGTGTTGTCTTGACTTGCTATCTGACTGGATAGCTTGTATAGTGAGAGCCATCAAGCAAAACGAAAACAGACGAAGGAGGTGCGAGCCACAGAGACTCAAGGCCGGGACGGCAACCCGGAAGCCCCACAGAAACGGCGGCATGGATGTTTGATAATTGAAGAGCGGACGTGATGAGGATATGGCGTAACGCAGCGGGCCGGGGTCTCACCCTCAAGGACCGGACGGCTGAAACGTCAAGGAGTCGCAACGTGTGGCGCGGTGTCCGGCATGGAATTGCCCCGCGCTGTCTGAGTGGTCTACGATGGCCTTAATCCAAGTTAGGAGTAAGGGCCATGAGTTTGAAAGAATTAAGGGTGAAGCGCGGTCTAACGCAACGTGAGTTAGCGCAACGTAGTGGAGTGCATCATGTCGAGATTGCGCAGATTGAGACAGGTAAACGCAATGTTCGGGCGGTGTCGCTTGATACTGCACTGCGATTGTGCGATGCTCTCAAGATCGCTAATCCGCGCAAATTGCTTGATTCTGATTCTAAGTCTTCGGCGGAGTGATCCGCCACAGGGCTAGCGTAGTCTTTATGGCACGTCTAGCCCACGAATGAGTGGGGGCCATGCGCTACCAACACATGGCCCCAATTGCTCAGTAAATGTAACCAATCAATTAACCAAGCGGCTCTAAGTCTAGCAGGGCCGCTAGATAGGAGTATCAAAATGTATTCGATCGATGAGACTTACAAGAACATCGAAGCCGAGTTTAAGCCCCGCAGCAAGTGGGACCAGGGCGTGAAGGAAACCGCGCTGGCCGTGCTTGATTCGCTCGACATGCCCGAAACGGTTCTTCCCGATCGCTTCGGATCGCGTCGCGCGCTGTTGTTGAACGGCGCGGACAATTGGCGGGAATACAGTTACGGCGGGTGCGCTCTCGTGTACAACGTGGATATCGCCGCCAGGTTCTTCACCCCGTCCGAAATGCGCCGGTACATGGCAGACGGGCATGATGCAAGCATGGCGTTCCGTGGCGAGCCTCTGCTTGACTTGCAGGCGCGTGCCCTCAGCCAGGCGGAGCGTGTTATCAGCCGGTACGCGCGGGAACACTGAGGGGCAAGTCATGTGTGAGAAGTGCCCCATCGATCAACGTTACCCGTACTACGGTTTTCCTGTGACGCCCGATTCCCGCAAGCTGCGGGATGAGGCCGAGCGTTACCGTGAGATCGCTATCCGCTGTTTCGTTGCCGAGAGCGATTGTGCCGACGTGAAGCGGGCGGATGCGCTGTGGCGTGAGATGTGCCGTGCCAGTGATGAGGCGCGGTTTCTGTGCAGCAATGCGCGTCGTTTGGAGATGGAAGAAGCCCTACAGTGTCGGGCTATCGAATATCCCAATTGTCCTAACCGCAAGCGTATGCGCTGACTTATTCCAGGCTTTCGGGCGTGAGCCTATCAATCACGCCCGTTCTTGCCCTGTCGGGCGCTATCAATCCTTTTTACACAATCGAGGTGTTTTAAAAATGCGTAAGAAGATTACTCTGCTTGTTGCCGTCCTGTTTGGCCTGTTGGCTTTCGGCGTGGCCTGTTCCCCGGCGTTGAGTGACCAGCCTGTTGCCGATCCGCATGGCACGCCTGAACAGCAGTGGACGTGGTGGCTTGAAACGTATGCCACGAAGGATTACAGCCAAGCCGACCTAGCGAGCTACCGTGAGTTGTCCAACATTCCGCAGTGCGGCATGGAGGACGGCAGCACTTCGGACGGCTACGAGCGTATCTGCGAGTGGCGTGGAAGCGTTGACGGCAATCAATCCGGCACGTCATACGTTTTGGTTGACGGTAGCAAGGTTTTGGAATGGTGAAACCGCTCAGGGCCGTGCGGTAAACGGCCCATCAAATAATCAAGTTTTCATACAAGGGAGTTTTAAAATGTCGAACAAGGTTAACGGCCTGTGGGCCGTCAATTCCAGCAGTGTCTTCATGTTTTTCGATTCCGTCAATAGCCCGAGCGTGTGGCGTTTCGAGATGAAGGATAGTGTTGAATCATGGCGGATGATTCCGGGCGTGAAGAATGCTCAGGCGGTGCGTGGTGTTGCCGCCGCGTATCGTGCCGATGGTGGTACGTGGCTTGACCCTAACGGGTCTGATTATGCTCAGGCGGTGAGTGAGATTGGTGATGTGCCGTTGATCGTGGAACGTGGCGATTGCATGGTTTCCCCTGATTGTGGGGATTATACGGCGCATGGCGTGAGCCTGTCGGACGCCGATAGGGAGCATGGTTGGGAATTGTCCTACGAGGATGGCGGCATGGTTGTGTCACGTGACATTTCATTCCTCACCCCGGCCGAGCGTGACCATCCTGAGATGTGCGAAACTTACGATGATTTGCCGGTTGTCACCCCGCAGTCGGTTGAGCCTGAGCCTGATACGGTTGAGATTCCCGAAGTGCCGCCGATTCCGTCCAATGATACGCCGAAGGTGATTGCGCAGCATGGCGTCAAGGCGCGCGTGGTCACGATTCCAGGTGGCAAGTCGGTCAAGGAGTTGGCTGACGTGTTTGGTGGATATGTGCATAAGCCGCGTGGCTTCCGTGATTCCAAGGGCCGTCGCGTCGCATATGTCGCGTTCGACGGTAAGAGTGGCGTGGTTGCGTACCGCGACTACTACCAGCGTGGCAGTGACCAAACGTTGGAAGAGTCCGTGGCCGCGTACCTCGCTCAGCATGAGATTGTCGAGGTGGCATGAAATGTCACGTGTCGTCATCACAGCACAGCAGGTCAAGGCCGCTTTGGATGCTACCGGCTATTCGTCCATCGAGTCGAACATTCAAGCCGTATTACAGGAGCTTGGCAAACGTCCCGCATTGTTGACCGCGTATCTCAGCACGGTTATCAACGCGGCTGCCGACAATCTGCCTGATCCGCGTCATATGGATTGCCTGTTCTGAAAAGTTTGGCCGGACGGTATGCCTAGTACCGTCCGGCCATTGCAAACAGTAATTAACTCAACCAAACCATTTGCAAGGAGATTCTACCATGTCCCGCCATTTTTACGCTGTTTATTGGCCTTACGGTGTCAACACTTTCAATTTCGACCATGAGCCGATTGGTACTGTTGTCCCGTTCGATACGGCTAAAGCGCGTGACGCTTACGTTGCTGCTGACCGGTTCGACGGTAATTTTCATAGGAGCGTGCCGGATTATCGATTGATGCGCAAGATGATGCTTGAGGCGCTGAGAGAGTTCCGTTCGTTGGATTCCAAGGGCTACGAAGGTTGGCGTGTGGATGGCGTCTTCTATGAGTCTCTTGGTGATGCGTACAAGGCGATGTTCGATGCTGATGCGCAGTTGCGTTATGAACTGTTCGGTGACGTTGATTCGAGGGAGGCGTGAGTGTCATGGAAACGTTGAAATTGTGGGCTGATTTTCATGTTGGTCAGCAAATGTATGCATATGACCATTTTGATGTGGTCGAGCGTAAGCGTTATTGGCGTCCCGTGTCGAAAACGTATCTTGTGTGCGCGTGGTTGCGTGACTTGATTCGTGGGATGCGTGATGCGCGCTTGGGTGGATTCCAGGGTTGGTTGTACTGCGTTGTCAAGGATGGCGGGTTCACCACTCAGGAGTTCATGGGGTTCAACGATGAAATCGAGGTGTTGTGATGATTGACGTGAATATGCTGCCGCGTGAGCTGACCGGCTATGTGGGTCATGTCTGCGGCCTGTGGTTCGGCAGTTATTTTATTGATTTTGAGCCTGTGTTCGTCCATTCCACGGCGGGCATCATCGGTGAACTGTACGAATACCTGGTGGATACGGTTCAGGACAATTCGATGGATGGCGGCTTGGATTATGAGGATGCGGAAGAGTACGCGAAGTTGGCGGCTACCGTTCCGTGGTCTATGGAAGAGATTGACCGCGTGGCGGAACAGTCTTTCCGCTACGTGTCTGACCGAACGTTGCAGGTGGCTTACGCCTTGTGTGTCCTCACTTTTGATGCGATGTTCCCGCAGAAAATCGAGGTTGTCAAACCGGACGTGCGGGAGACGTTGTTGAGCGTGGCGTTCCCGCATGATTGGCAGCGCCGCATGGCGGAGTCTGACCATGATCGCGTGAGCGCGTATCGCATGGGTTTGGAATGCGTGACGAAAGCGTATGACAAGGTTTTCGACCGTCTTGGGGAGGCTGACTGACATGGCCGCGTTGTGGACCGTCGAATATGTGGGTGGCGCAATCCGCGTGCGCCGTCACAGGTCTCAGGCCGATGCGGAGGCGTATCGGGATGCGGTTCTGCGTGCCGATGGCCGGTTTCTGACGCGTTGCACTGTCGGTAGCGGAGAGGCCGTGCGCGTGGCGATGGTGAACCGGCTGGAACTGGCCGGTGTCGGCTGTCGTTCGCGTCTCATGCGGACGTCGTTGAAAAGACTGGTGGAACTCACTGACGAGTTCTGCTGCTGAATGAAAGGAAAGAACGATGAGTGTTGTTATTGATCGGGATGGGCGTCCCGTGTCTTATGAGGCCGCTGTGAATCTCATGGATGACGAGTTGCGGGAGCTGTTGCACGCGAATCTCGCGCCGTGTTCCGAGCAGGAGTTTTTCGACGCCTATTTGGATGCCCACTGCGTCAAGTATGGCGAAGAGTTTCGTATCGATTGAAAGGAAAGAATGATGATTACCGTTGATGGGTTGAAGGCCATGCCGTTGGATGAGCCGATTGGCATGGCTGTCGTCTGCGATGTTGAATGCATGGCAAACGAGGGTTTGCAACCGTTCTACCAGCGTGAGTTTGAACCTTATGAGGGTGTCTATCGCGTCAATGATTTCGCCAAATATGTTTCCGAGGATTCGTGGTGTAAGTTCTGGTCAGCGTTCCCTGAATGGTGTGAGCAGGTGTTCATGCTGCACGACAATACTCGTTCCGACGATTATTGTGAGTTCACTTCTGAAGTGCTTTCTGGTCTGACGCCGATTGAGATTGGGGAACAATTCGAGAAGTCTCGTGAATATGACCTTGATTATGTGTTCTGGACGCAAGCCGATGACGAGGGTCATGTGTGATGGACGCCCATGATTCCGACGTGTGCGCGAACGCGGCGAACAGGGCCGTTGAGGCTGTCCGTCTGCTGTCTGGATTGGAGTCCGGGAAGGCTCCTGATTCGGCTTACATTCTGACCGCCTACGACCAGTTGACGACGGCGGCGTACCTGTTGCATCAGATTATCCCTTGGACCAAGGAGGAAAAACAGTGAGCAAACATGGCTTCTTCTCCCCTATCGCCGAATACGATGGGTTCGATTATGCGTCCGGCAGGTCGTTCTGGCGTCGTCGTTCGCTGCCGTCGCTCCTGTGCGAGTGGCTTGGCGAATGGTTCCGTGGCGTGAGGGCGGCTCGCATGGGCTATTCGACCTGGCTGTACGTCCAGTGTTCCGGTGGCTGCATGATTCCAGTGGACATGCTGGATTGGGATACGGATTGGATTGATTGATGTCGGCGGCGTCCCCCAGCCGTCGATGATATGGTGTTTTTGATCGGAAAGGAGTGTGGCATGGGGTTGCGTGAGCTGCGGAAACGTTCGAACATCACGTTGGAGCAGTTGAGCGCGTTGACCGGCTATGACATGCCGAGGTTGAGCCGGTATGAGACGGTTGACGATGACGCTCGGAACATGTTTCTGGGCACGGCGGCATCGTTGGCGCGGATACTGCATTGCAACGTGTTGGACCTGTATCCCGATGAGCATGTGTGGCGTGGTGGCGTGGCGGCTGGTGTCGTCGGCTTGAGGAACATCCGCTTGTCGCGTGGGTTGACGCAGACGCAGTTGGCTGGCATGAGTGGTGTCGCACGACCGAACATCTCATGGTTCGAGACCGGTTATCGTCCTGTTTCGCAAATGTATTTGCGGACGGCGTTACGATTGTCTGAGGCGTTGCAATGCGACCCTGTGGATTTTCTTACGGAAGGATACTGACATGGGCATGAGGGAACTCAGACTGAAGCGCGGCATGACGCAACAACAGCTCGCCGACAAGGCAGGGCTTACTCAACAACGTATCGGAGCCTATGAGAATGGTGTCAATTCTATCGAGAATATGACGCTTGCTAAGGCGATTCGTATTTGTGACGCGTTGCATGTCAAGAATCCTCGCAAACTTTTGGAAGATGATTCTGACTCTGAATCTTCTGCGGATTCTAAGTGATCCGCTAGGGCGGGCATGCGTCTTTACGGCCATGCCCGCTCACGAATAAGTTGAGCCGGATAGTTGCAGCTATCCGGCTCAATTGCTCAGTAATTATTACCAATCTAACTAACTAGAGCCCTCTCATTTTAGCAAGGGGGCTGGAAAGAGAGTATCTGAAATGACTATACTTATTGACAACAGCAAGGCAGTGGAAATCTCTATCCGCGAGTGGGATGAGGAAAACACGCAGTACGGCCTCGACTGGTCTGCTGATTTTTATGATGTCGGCAGGTTGAAGACCGTTGACGGCCCAGAGCTTGCTTACATTGTGGAGGACGTCGATTACTGCATTGAGCAGGCGAACGACATGGTGGCCGGAGAAGGCGACTTCGCTGAAGACGGCCCGCAGCCGGATACGTTCGTGGATGTGACGGAACTCGACCGGAGCGCGTACCTAATCTGTGAAATTGATCTTTATCAGCTTTCGAGTGAGATCTACAATCACGGGTTGAACGTCAAGGATACGGAAATCATATCCGGCATGTGTCCCGAGGACACTATCAAGGTGGTTTTCATGGATGGTTCGGCATGCTGTGTGGGTATCGACCCTAATTCCCCTCTTTGCGTCAACTTCTCGTATTATGCGGATGAAAGCTGTCGTGATGGTGAGTTTTCGACGAGTTGCCATGATTTCGAGGGCGAGTTGGATTATCTCACCGGCGTGAAGGACATTTGCGGCGGATTGCGCTAGTCGCGTCTGCCGGTTTCGATTGTTTAGTTTCAGGGCGTGTCGATTGTGTCACGCCCTTTGTTTTCAACGTTTTTCTTTTTAAACATGGACTAAAAAGGAGTACACCATGAACGGCAACTACAAAGGTACGGAACACTACACACTCACCAAAACCGAAAACGGGTGGCATGGCGACCCGAACGATTGCGAATGGCAATGGTTCGACTTTCCTGATCTGACATTCACCGATGACGGTGACTGCCGGTTCGAACTGGAGGCCGAAGCCATCGACGCGGCGGTCGAACTCGACGAATACCGGGAATTTCTCGCCATCCTTTCCAATGAGATAGAGGAACTCCGGCAGCAGATCGATGCAGTTGGATAGAAGTGGCCTAACCCGCCCAAACTTCTTGACACTCCCGTGGTTGAATCCACGGGATTCCTGCGCACTAATCATGTCAGCAAAAGAAAGGACAAAAATGTTTACAGCACTTGAATGGACCACCGGCGCGAAGGTCATTGTCAAGCCAATCGCCATCCGCCGTCCGAACGACGCATACGAGATGCTTCTCATAGCCGACAAGACCACAGGCAGGGGGGTATGGTTCGACACCCATGACGGCGAATGGTATATCGACCTGCAAGGCGTTGACGGCAATCTCATGCAGGAGGCTGAAGTGGTTGAAGATGTGTACGGTGAGAACGAAGAAGAGTTGGAGAAACGGGCGAACGAACTGCTCGCCGCATATGGATTGAAGCTCGGCAAGTTCGATGAAGCGACTGGAGACCGGTGGGAGCTGGTAGAAGCGTGACATTCTCCCCCGCCTTACAAGAGGCGGGGGCTTCCTGCTCAAGAAAGGGGCAACAATGCGGAAAGCGACATTCGTTAGGAAATACTACGGGCACGGATACGACGCCCATATGGTTTATCTCGACTATATGTATCGCGGCCATGAATATACGGTGGAGGAGAACCTACTTCAGGGCAATAGACCTCTCGCGTGGCAACACCGTGACGAGCAAAGCCGGATAGACCAGTTAATAGAGCAGAAAGAGCAGGAAAAGAACGCGAAGCCGAAGCCATGCCGGTATGAAGATACCGCGCAATATGCCTTCGACCAGTTTCTGAACTATGTCAATGGTGAACCGTCGGACTTCGACTAACCGGTGGCACCCACTGCGGCGGGGCGCCCGCATGACGCGCCGTGGTCTGGACGGCAGGGCTGGCGATGGATTGCAGAGATTCTTGAATAATGGATGATTTGAAATCCAACGGTGCTATTTACTGAAAAATAGTGGGGGCGGTTTTTGAATCCGCCCCCATTCATATGCCATTGTAGACCACTCAGACGGCGCTCACCGCAGTGTGTAGCCAATTGTCCACCAATTCGGCTTCGTTGACCGGCTTGAAACACCATGCGTCCAATCCGACGTTGATCTCATTATGATGCCTGCCGAACTCAAGCGGGTCATACGCGTGCGTATGACCATGCAGGAGCAGAGTGTTGTTCATGCGTGGTAGCGCGTATTCAGCCAATTCCGGCGCGTTCCAATTGGTTGAGACTGCGCCTAGGGGTTTGCTTTGCGTGAAGTCTTCACGCCATTGGTAGTGGCTCAGCAATACTGGATATGTTCGGGTTCCGTCTCCGCTTGTGATGTCGGTTAATCCGACTTGTCCGACTTCCCCGAACACGCTTGCCAACTTTTCCAGCGTGCGGCTGGAACTGTGTATTTCATGGTTGCCGAGGATCAAGTGTCTGCGTTTGCGTGGAACCTGTAGATTCTGGATGCGCATTATCGCCTGGTCTACGCTCCACGTGCTGCCGGAACTGATGTCTCCCAAGATGTAGAGTTCGTCTTCCTTGCTAACATACGTGTTGATGCTTCGGATGATGTCGGCATCATGCTTCCGCCAGTCAACACAGTTCTTGAGCGGCTTATGCTCATGTTCGGCTTGTTGTTTGATCGATGCATCCTTAGCGTATCCGGGTAGCGCGTATCCGCGCAGCGCGGCCACGAACGGATGCGCGAAATGCAAGTCACTAGTGAACCACTTCATCCTTAACACCGCCCTATTTCATTATCCATCCCATACTGCTTATCCCATTTACCCAATGCTTCCAAAATGTTCGGCAGTCCAAAATAGTCGTAGTATTCGCTGTAACGTTCGCCGCTTTTCGTCTCGAATGCGATGGTCAGCATTTCGGGGTCATCGCCACAGGTTTCGCAGACTGCTTCGCAGAATGGCGAATAATCGTAGCCGACTACTCGTACCGGCTGATCGTCGCTTCCGTCGAACAGTTCCGGTGATTCGACTTGCAACACGCGCATAAACAGTTCGTTCGTTGATTTACTGGTGGTGTTTTCCGTCATATTGATCTTGCTCATTCTTCCTTCCCCCTATAAAAAGCCATTAAAGGCATATTCTTTTTTACCAAGGCGATAATAGCCATCATATGAATCTTTTAATTGAAATTTAAACTTTCGAAAGAAAGGCTTATACTGCGTTAGAGACTCCTCTGGCACAGTCACGAGAGGATAATCATCCTTCAGAACATCCAACGCATGTTTAACTAAAGCCGTACCGACACCTTGTCCACGGTATGGCTCAAAAACACGCAAAGAACAAATCTTCTTTTCCTGTTCGCAATTTTTAATTATACAAATTCCCGCTATATCTTTTCCAATTTTTGCCAGAAAAATCTCACGAGTGACACCCAAATTAGGTACCACTTTTCGCATAAACCATTCATCAAAATCTGGATAAAACCGCGTAAAAACATCCAGATATGCATTCAATAAAGAATCACCAGAGATAGTCTCAAGTGAAAAAATTTTAATCCCATCAGACATCATACCCCTCGATTCTTCAAACACTTAAACTAAAAAACAATCTTGTGTCCGGTTTTCGGATTGACAATCTTCATTCCGCGTAGCCTCCTATGTATTCCCAGCAGTTCGCGTCCACAACGCATTCAATGATCGGGAGAACGTCGAAGCCTTCACGGTCGAGTTCATCCCAACGATGTTCCGCCTGCTCGAATGTGGAATAAACGCCCATGATGCTCACGTACTCGCCGTATTGGTCAGCCACTCTCTCCCTCATGGTGAAATACGGGTACCACCTATCTACCGGTTTGAGCGTGTAATCCCTGTATTCGTCCCTGTCCATAACGTTCGCAGTGACGACGTAGACTTTCATGCTTCATCCTTACCTGTGGTGAATTGGAGTGTGTGGAGTCGGCGGCGGTCGGTGAGGTTGATGCCGAACATGCTATGCGAATGGAATTGGTCTACACAATGTTTGATCTCGCCATCCACCCGGTAGGTGGTCGAACGACCATTGTCGTCGGTGATGGTGATGGTGGTCAACGCATGACCTCTTCCACGGTGGCGAGGTTGCTTGCCTGAATGGTTTTGCTGACGCCGTTTCTAAGGTTCTTGAACGTGAATGACAATGGTTTCAAGCAGTTCTCATCTTCGAAGTCGATGATGCATTCCACGTCGTCCCAATGGTCAACCCATTTGGAGCCGACCATTCTGGGGTCGGCGTGAGTGTAGACGATGATGCCTTTCTCACGGTCGGTGTGCGAGTATGCGAATCCGAGATCATTGAGTTTGACCGCGTATGGCGGGTTGGAGAGGTCGATGTTCATGCCTGTTCCTCCTGTAGGAGCATCCAAATGTTCGTTTCCTTTTCGGGGTTTCTGACGGCGAGCTTGTACACGTCGGACAGCCGGTAGCGTTGCTTGCGCGTGTCTTTTACCGGCGTGACGGGTTTCAGGTCTCCCCTGCTGACCCAACTGCGCATGGTGCCGGGTTTGACGATGATGCCGCATTGCAGGAGCAGTCTGCGGATTTCGGTCTGCGTGCCGGTGATGTGCGTGGCGAGGAGTTTGTGTCGCCTGTTCTCACGGATGGCGGAGACCGGATACACTTGACCGCAGTCGGGGCATTTCGGCGCGAACGCGGCGTTTGGGATGACTTTCACGATGTGATGGCAGTCGTCGGTCGGGCATTCGCCGATGATGATCTGGTCTTCGAGGGTGAAGTCGAGGAGTTCCTGGGCCTTACGGCGGATGCGGTGGATGATTCGCATGTAGGTTGGTGTCGCCTTGCTGGTCTTCCACTTGTCGGTGAGCCGGATGTTGCGGATGAGTGTTTCGAGTTTCCGGTCGTATGGAGCGGTCACGTTCAGGCATCGCGCGTATTCGTTGATGATGTCACGGAGGCTTGGAATGTCGTCCATGCCGTTGCCTTCGATGAGTTCGAACGCGGTTTCGCGTAATGGTGCCGGGGAGGTGGCGAGTCCATTATGCCCGCCGCCTCCGCCGTTGCCTGTCTTGTCCATGCGGTTTGTGCGCCATTCGAGGTCTTGCAGGTGGTTTTCGAACCATTGCAGGTCGAATTGGAGTTGGGTTTCGCAGGATGTGCAGAGGATATGCGTGTCGTCGGTTGTCTTCCAGCATGCCGCGCATGTGGTTTGCGTCAAGTGTTGGCTCCTTGGTTGCGTTTTGGGTGTGTTTGGTCTTGTTGCCTCAACCCTTTGTTTGCAACCGTTGGGCGACTTGTCTAGTATAGTGTGTGTGTCAGATTAGCGTTGGTTGTTCTCCTTCCGTTGGCGTGGCTGGTTCGAGGTCGTTGCGGTGGGCTTCGATTTGGAGTACGAGCCTCCTGTCCACATGCAGCAGGCGGCTTATCTCGTCCGCGTCGTAGTCGAGGTCCGCGTAGTGGAGGACCTGGTTTCGTAGGCTCATTCGTATTCCTTCTCCAAGTGTTCTTCGTACAGTATGACGAACACGATCATCACGTATGCTCCGTAGAGGAACGAGAGTATCGCTATGGATATAGGGTTCGCGTTGTTGGTGATTTGTATGATGATGATTGCGAGCATCACTATCGCGTTGACCGCGTAGGACGCATTCTTGGTTATGTACATGATCTTCTCCATGTCTTTGCTCATTCGCTTACCGCCTTCCGTGCGATTTCGAGCATTTCCCGAGCGCCCCTGAGATAACTGGCTCGCATTTCCGGCGCGGTCAGAGTCCAGAAACAGTCATCACTGGGCATGACGTCTTCCCAATCTGCTTCCATGTCCCACCACAACAGTTTCTTCGCCACGGCCTCAATCTCAACGGCAGTTGGTGGAGCGGAACGTCCGGCCATGTACGCTGTACCGGCAAGCTCCCGAACCGTCTGGAAAGTCAAATCATCATCCATGCCACGCTCGTAAGCGTCGGCCTCGTCAAGCAGGATGCTCAATTCGTCCTCTTTCCGTTCGCCTTGACCATGGCCCACAGGATTTCGCTTGCGGGACGCCGCCTGTATGACAGGTCGTGGTTGGACCGCACATGGCCGAGAATCAGTTTCGAGCCGGTCGAATCCGGTGTCAGGATCGCGTTCACTCGCGGCGGCACCATTTTCTGCCATACGATCTCGTCGCACAGTTCCTTCGTGCAGACCAGGTAATTCTGGTCGCCGTAGAACGTCAGGCCGTTACCGCTCGTGAAGTCAGCCATGCATGACTTCACCTCGTAGAACCCGAAGCAGCCTTTCTCCACGCTTGCGGGCACCGGTTCGCCGTTGATGTTCCACGGTTTGAATCCCACGTAGTCCACTCGCCGCTCGTCAGGCGTGTTCCGGTCGAAATTGACCTCGCTCGCCCAAAACGCGGTCTGATTCCTCAATCGTTTCTCTACCAGCTTGGACAGCATGGCGGTGGTTTCAGCCCTGCTCATTTCTTCCTCCTGAAGTACTTGTATTCATCGTGGTGATGGAACAGGAACAGGTGAAGTCTCCACGCCTTGACTGCCAACAGGCCCTTGAGTGTGATCGCATACCCGCCATGGACACGCTTCATGAGCTTCCTATCGGCCAATGATTCAAGCATTCGGGAAAGCTCTTGGCCCCCTTTTTGTTGCCAGATGTAGCTCATCCCCTCAGCGATATACAGGCAACACATGTCCTTGTCGTATTGACTAATCATCATTAGCCTCCCTCTCAAGGATGTAGACGTTCGTCGCTGTGACGGCGTTATCACGCAATTCCGTTGGCGGCATGGTATCCACCCGCAGAATCTGCCAACCCTCGTTCAGCAACTCTTCAAACGCACCCATATTCATCAAGGTGCGCTTACCGCCGTAATCACTCCAAAACAGTGGGCAAACCTTGTATTGAGCGCTCATTTCGTATCCTTCCCCTTGTATTCGTCCACGACTTGTTTCCATTGACTGCTTGCGTATGCTGGGTCGTCATACCAGCTCGTAGAGATGTGTTTTCGCGGGCATCGGAGCCGATATATCGACTTGATGTAATTCCCTTCCTGTGTACAGCCCTTAACGATTTTGGGTAGTCTGCCGCACATTGGACACCCGTATTCGTTGTGTTTGCGTTTGAACCACATGACTATTCCTCCGCGTCCTCGCTTTGGTTAGGCACCTCGGAAGGCATCGAGCCGGAATAGCCGAGCATGGACCGGCAGTGGTCGATGATATGGTCAAGCAGTCGAGCTTGCATTATGACGCCATACACGAAAGCCTCACTGCCATCAAGCAGGTCGTTGGAATATTTGATTATCGGATTGTCAGACCGGATGACCGACTTCAAATCGGCATAGGCTTCTTCCGCATCCTCTCCCGGCGCTGGTTCAATGTCGGCAAGGATTTTCCTCCGCTGGTTCTCGCACCAGTCGATGATCTCGTTCAACGTCTTGTCTTTTTCACTCACGTTCGTAGCCATTTGTTATTCCTTTACTGTTCTTATCGTTCCTGTGGTTATCGTCATGGTCGAAGATGCATACGAATACGCCTAATAGCATGAGCACGCAGAGTATCGCTATCACACCCAATGTGATGACGATGAACACGCTTGAAATATTCCAGCAAACATCAGCCAGACTCATGATTTCCTCTCCTTGCGGAATTGTCTGATAGCATTTTCCGCGTCGTAATAGCGGGCGACAATGCGTACCCACGAGTCGAACGCAGCTTCGGCAGTCTGACACACCTCGCCTTGAAGGCACCTAAGGTCGCACTCATACCGGTAGACAGTATGACGTGGATTGTGATACGTGCATTTGCCGGTGACAATTGTCGGCGCGTGACCGCAGTATGGGCATCTGAGGTAACTTTTCGGCTCCTCCTGCTTTTTCTTCTTCCGTCCGAACATCACTCACCCTTCAACGGATATGGCGCAGTGGTTGGTGTAAGCGGGAACGCATGCGGATACAGGCAGTCAAGAACCGTCCTCCACTTCGCGTATTCGCGGATGCGCTTATCAAGGTCAGTTATTGGTTGCTCCTTACTGTAGGAAGTCTGCTTTTGTGGATTCCATTAGTCCGATAAGCTCGTAGACACTCGCGTGCTCGCTTGAAACGTTCGAGGAATAAGACACTCGTGAATCCCCGATTATCGGCGTGGTGTCCACGCACAATATCCAAGGGGTGAAGTCTCCGATGATTTCTCCGATGGCCTTGCGTAGCTTGTCTCGCTGCTCGTCGGTCAGCTCATGGTCAGAATCGTCAACATCATTCATGGCTCCCCCACATTCCTTCTTCGTTGGTCGCATAGTTCTTGCATTGGAATATCCGCGCCAATTTCTGAGCATCCCCGAGAGCCTTCCACAACGCATCTCCCCTTGATACTCTCTTGCTTATCGGATAGTCGCGTGTGGCACGGAAAAGCCAAGTGTTCTCGATCACATCCCAACCCCATAAGACCAGTTCATATCCATTGAATGTCTCATCCGGCATGGTGTAGATATGACGGATGCTGACCGCGTATTGGTTATTCATCGCTTCACCTCGTTGAGTATAAGTATCGAATCGTATGCTCTGCATAGTTGGTTCTCACCACCGTTGAGACTGATGATGACCGGCTGGAACACTCCCTCGAAAAACAGTTGCACCATGCTGCCGCTGCCGTTACTGAACTTCGTGGTCATCGATTGGAGGAAACCGTCGATAGTGGTTCCCTCAACGGTGGTGGCTATCGCACGCTTGCCAGCGAGGAATGACGATGGCAGGTGCTGCCAGTCGGTGATATGGTCATGCACATTCATGGTCGAACACCCCGTTTTCCAATCGTGCAAGCAGGTCTTTGCCGAAGTTGATTCCCGTCCCGCAGACGGCATTCTCGATGTCTTTCGTATGCTTGTCGGAAGATGGGTTGTCCCGCACTGTCTCACACTCATGAATGAGCGTGTGCAAAAAGTTGGTGAGGTTGGTCAACCGACGCTCCGCACGAGATGTATCGTTAAGATTCACTGGTATCAGCGGGAAAGCGTCAGTATCGAACGTGCGTTTGACCACACTCCAGTCCATCGTTTCCAAATCCCCGTCAACGAACAATTGCGCATCACAGTCGATATTGTGAATGTGCCAAGCGTCACCGTCATAGCTCAACAGGTCTTCACCATCCCGAGTCGCATACCAGCCCGGTTCGGTGGGCATATCATCAGACGGGTGCGACGGGTGCGCCTGATCGTACATGGTTTTCACTTGCTTGTAGATGTCATCCAGTTCCCTTCCGTCGAACTCCACGGTCAGGCAAGTGCCAGCCTTGTCAGTGAATAGATAAGGCATTGTTTTGAAATCAATGCTTCTCAACATTTCACTCTCCTTCTTCGTTGAACGATGCCTGTAGAGTGTCCGCGAACACCTGCAATGCGTCTTTGACCTTCTCGTTGAAACCGTCCGGCACGTCCGCCGTGACATGTCCCTGCTGCATGTTGTCGAGCTTGTTGTCCGTCTTCGTGTACATCGGCACATCCACTTCGACGGATGCAAGCTCGATCTGCGGATAGTCGAACGCGCGCACACGGAACGTGACCTTGCTCGTGCCGACTTTCACTTTGTCGCTCATTGGTGTCTCCTTGGGAGGATCGTTCTGATGGTTCTTGCCGGACTCTCATAAGCAGTAAGCACCTCATACGGCCTGTGGTGGAAGTCGGCTTTGGAATGTGCCGCGCCCACAGCTTCATCCAGTGAGTCGTACACGCGGCATGTGTGAACTCCCGTATCACCTTGCGGCCAGATGATATAGCCGGTCTTGCCTGTGAAAACATTCATTTGACCGTCTCCACCGTGTTGCAGCCGATGTATTCGCCGTTATGCTTCAAGCACGCCCATGTCACGTCACCGGTCTTGACGGTTTCCATCTGGAAGCCCGCGCCGGTTTTCCCGCTGGAACCGGCTGGCGATACGGTGGACGCGATGAAGATAATCGTCATGCAGATGATCGCGACGATGATTACCCGGTCCCGGTTCATCACTCACCATCCTTTTCGATTTCATTGATCTTGTCGGCCAGCACTTTGACCGCCTTCTTGTAACATCCCCACTTGATTTCATTCCAGAATGGTTCGAGATCGGCCCAGTTCTCGGCTTCTAGAATGCCGAGAAGCCTGATGGGTCTGGCTGTGATAATGTCGTTGTCCGGCCCGAGGTACATGGCAAGGAACGGCACGTTGTTATCGATTGCGTGCTTCGCATACCAGAGTGCTTTCTTGAGGTCTTCGACACCGTTCTTGTCGCGCCACCGGTAGCAGTATTTAATTACGTTACCCCAGTCGAAGCTGAGCAAACTGGATAGTTCGATGCATTCGAACGGGCCATCCTTGTAATGCGATGGATTGATGTTGTCAGTCATTTGATTGTTCCTTTGTCGATGAATATTTGCCGTCTGTGGTGAGATACACGAGTCCATGCCAAGTCCGTACCGGCACTTCCAACTGGTCTTGAAACGATTTCACACACCAGCCGTTCTCATAAGCGATAGTCGGATGCATGTGAACGAAACCATGACAGCCCGTCGTACCCGAACCGCAAAGCAGAATCAGATTCTGCACTTGATGCTTCTCCACCCTCGTGCATTGGCTACGGAGTTTCCGATGATGCCGGGAACCGCCAACCGCATACAAGCTTCGGCCGCAACGCACGCAACGTCTCCCATCACGATCATCAACCATGCGGCACGTCTCCTTGGATGGATTGTCACTGCTCACTGGGGTTCTCCTGGAACAATCCCTTGTTGTCTTCGACCAATTGGATGCCCTCACCTATCCATCTCATGACAGGAACCGCCATCGAATTACCGAGCGCCTTGTAGCGTGGACTATCCGGCGTGTGCTTCTTCCCCTTCCACGGAATATCCGTCCATCCGTCCGGGAAACCTTGAAGCCTTTCGCATTCCAACGGCGTCAACCTGCGAACCGTCAAACCATTCATCGAATCCTCCGTATGCAGAAACTGGTCATTGTGCGTGCTGAGCGTGGCAGAAAGCTCGTCCTGCCCGAGGAATCCCTTACCCCCCCCGCTCCGCCACCGCGAATCTTGAAAGTGAAAACCACTAGTCTCTCCTATTAGTTGTCGGATAGATGAATGGGGCATCCTTTCCGGCGTGAGCCATCAATGTCGGAGAAAGATCGAATCCTTGTGCGGCATTCGCCTGAGTGTCCGCGCGACACATCACTCTCTCTCTCTCTCAATTTGGTAGACGGCTGGATTATGGTCAGTAGTCAAAGTGGGATTGACTTCGCCAATCGCCAGACTCCGGCTCTTCTCACCCTGGCTCCATTTGAACGCCTTAATCAGGGGAACATTGTTGCCACCGGTACCCATGTGCGAGATGAGCGTATTCGACACGTCGGGATGATCGCTGACCTTGAACCGTCCATCCTGCTGATGGAAGTCCAACATCAATCCCCCAGCGTCCGAATCTGCGTCTCCAACGCCTCCCGCAGTTCCCTGGGTAAGGCTTTGCCTCTTCTCTCGGCTCGACGTATGATCCCAGCACAGGCTCTCGCGCTCAAAAAGTACCGGCGCGGCACGTCGCCAGTCTCTAGTGTTGACGACAAGGAACACACGCTCGCGTCGTTGGGCCACACCGAAGAACTGAGCGTCCAGCACTCGCCATGCACCCCCCCCCATCAGGCCAGAGTTCGGCCACGGCTTCAAGGAGCGACTGGAAAGCCCGTCCGTGTTCAGCCGACAGTACTCCGGGCACGTTCTCCCATACGATCCATTCCGGATCAATTTCTGCGCAAGCTCGGAGATATTCGAGCATGAGCTGGCCGCGTGGATCGTCCAGAGCCTTCCTGAGTCCGGCGATGCTGAATGCCTGGCAGGGGCTTCCTCCCACAACGACATCTGCTGCATGGTGGTATTCCTTCCAATTAACTTTCGTCATGTCCCCTAAGTCTGGGACGTTCGGATAGTGGTGTTTGAGTACTGCTTTGGGGAATGGTTCGATTTCGGCGTATGCGACTGGCTCCCATCCGAGTGTTTGCCATGCGACAGTTGCTGCTTCAATGCCGCTGAACAGGCTGATGTATTTCACTAGGGTTCTTCCTTCTGGTTTAGCTCATTGGCTTTTTTGACGGCTGACGCCATGTCGGTCACGTCATCCTGCGATTGGATGTGCAAGGCTTTCAACGTGTGTTCGCAAGCCCAAGTGTGGACGTGTGGCTTCGACGGTGGGATACCACCCATTTGCGCCCGGTTCTCACACCAGCCACGCCATAGGCGTATCCAATCGCCCACCATGCGCGTGACGTCGTATTGGCGTGTGGCGAAGGCGTCCCAGCTGTTTTTCAAATCCAAGTTCGGATACGTGGCGCGCATCATGCTGTTGGCTGCCGCCAATTCTCGTGAGTCTTGGAACATGGCAAGTGTCATTTCTTTGGAAGAAGAATAATATTCTTCTTCTTTCTTTTGGGTTCTGGTGTTCTGGTGTTCTGGTGTTTGTCCCGATGTCACACGCATGTCACGCTGTGACACTGCTGTGACAGTGCTGTGACCACGGGATTTGCTCTTGCGTGCCTTCGCGTCGGCTCGCGCGTGCATGACCTGCTCTTTGGTGCGATTGTGAGCGGTGTAATCGTGGATTATCCAACCGTCATCGACCTCTTCGAGCATTCCCTCGTCCACCAGCGCCTGCACCTGCTCCTGAGTGGCACCGATGTTGGAGAGCATGGCGCGGCGCGGCACGAAGCCATCCGTGAGCCTGTCCCCGCACAGCGAGAGAGCCATACAGAACACGCCCACCGAGTCAGCACGGCCAATGCGCACGAGATCACGCACCTTGTCGTTGTCGTAGAAGCCGTTCACGAGCTGCACGTAACCACGCCTTGCCATTAGTCCTCCCCTCTTGTGATGCCGTTGTATTCCATCCAGATTGCTTCTTGTCTTGGTGTGGTGACCGGCAGGCCGTCACAGCTGAAGACGATGCCGCTCCCCCAGTGTGGTTTCGCCATCGCGTCCAGGGCTTCAGCGATTTCAACCAAGTCCGGTGGCGGGTCAAGTTTCATCACAGTTCCTTTTGCAAATGATTTCCAAACCGGGCTGATACCGGTAGGTTGACTGGTTGCTGTAGTAGGCGTCCCAGTAGGCTCCGTAGTGTGGATTGTCGGCAGTGCTTTGGTATGGGACTGCTTTCCTGTCCTGGAGGAGTTGGACGATATGGCGTCCCTTGTCGGTCAGTCTGAGCGCATTGCCGGATACCAAGCCGCGCCGTCTGAGCGCTTGAATCCACAGCCACGGTTTCTGACCTGCGTGGGGTTCCGGCATTCGACCGGTACGCCATATGCTGACAAGCGCCTCATGCTGTTGGCTGCTCAAATGGATGCCGTTGACGTTGACTGCTGGAAAAATCATCGTCCACCTCCGAGCGGCAACCCACTGTTCAACATGCCCGCCAATTCACCCAACGTGAATCGGATGAACATTCGAGTGCCCGAGTCAACGCATTCCACAGACGGTTTGGCCGGTAGCAGAGTCTCGAACTTGTCCCACACGCTCAGACTCGTGTAAGCGGGTTGAGACGCGATCCACTCACGCTCGTCCATCACGTCAGCATCGAACATGCCATCGGCTTGTATGACGAACGGATATTCAGAATCAATGTCACCAGCCAACAGTTCAGCCTTATCGAAGCATTTCACCATCGGCACGTTCGGATTGGCGAACGTCGAAACACTGATCGGCCGCCCCTTGTAGTACAGGTTCTCAACATGGTCGAGACGCTTATCGTCCAACGCCCAAGCCAAGTAATCCCAGACACGCAGTTGGAACAGCATCTCACCGGTATTCAGGCTGGTTTCCGACATCGCTTATCATCTCCTTCGTGTTTCTGACGAGACTTTCCAACCCGCCGTGAATGTCATGCAAGGGTTCTATATGGATTTCCGTATGCGGCTCATAAGGATTGCCGCCGTATGTCAACGGCATTCCCTGCCGACGTTTGACAAGCCGTTTCGCCCGTTGTCCCCATGCCATACGGTCGGGTTCCAACATGGCGCACAACGTGAGTTTCACCTGCTGGTCATCCACGTAGGCCAAACCGTTCAACGCATCCTTGACGAGCTTTTCCAGATTGTCCAAATCCGGTTTCCCATGACGCCCCTTATAAAACATGAGAATCATCAGCACGTCCCCGTCCAATGGTTCGGCATGAGGGTAGAACATGTGGAATTGGTTCCTCACCAGTTCCTCGGCATCCCTCGTATGCTGAGGGGTCACAGCCCGATACCCGTAGAATCGTGGACGGCCCTTCGCGACAGGTTCGCCTGGAATGTCGAAATCATAGGTGGTCATAAGTCCCATATGCTCGCGTCTCCAATATCCTCCCAATAGTCTTCGGCTTCCGACTCGCATTCAGGACAAGTGGGGCCGTAATATTCGACCCCATGCTTGTCACACCATGCGGGTTCGGTCATCCCAGAAAGCGGAACCATCAGAACAGTGTCGCCTCTCCAAGCTTCTCTTCAAGCTCGCGCATCAGATTCACCGACGCATCCCAATAGGAAGGCTTCAATTCAATGCTCATGCCCTTGCGGCCAAGTTTGATTGCCTCGTACACGGTCGAGCCGATGCCACCAAACGGGTCGAACACAAGCTCGCCCTTATTGCTCCACAAGCGGATGCACCGTTCGATGAAATCCAATTGCAGCGGGCAGATGTGGCGTTCATCGGTATCCTCACGGCCAAGACGCTCATTCAGCGTGTTGGTCTCTCGAATGTTCCACCAGACCGGCTGCGCCCAATCAATCCATTCCTCGTTGCTCACATCATTCTTGATCGGCACCTGATTGTCGCCAGGTTTGCGGAACATCAGCAGATAGTCAGCCAACGCGGGACGGCTCATACTGGAATCCTTGTTCTTCGTGACGAACATGAGAGCCTGAGCCTTCGTGCGAATCGCCTGAGCCTGTGGATTCTTGTTCACGGTGACTTCGCCGTGGAAAATCCAACCGTTCTCCACATAGGCGCGGATAACATCACCACGAAAATCAGTCAACCCGACAACGCCATCAGCGGTCTTCGTGGTCACAACCTGCTGCACATGCACGCAAGCGATACGCCCAGGCTTCGTCACCCTTAACAGTTCGCGGATGATGTACCCGTAGTTTTCGATGAACTCTTCACGGGAACCGTTGTTGCCTAAGTCGCGGGTTGAATCGGAGTACACGTACAGGCTTGCGAACGGCGGGCTGCTCACACTCAGATCAACACTGTTGTCAGCCATTTCCGCCATGCGTTCGCACGAGTCACCAAGCCATAGCGTCCAATCCTTACCTTTGGCTTCATCGGTCATATACATTTCCTCAACCATCATGCGGCCTTTCCGAAAGAGTTTGATTCATTCATCGTCTTTACCAGTTCGTCACTCAAATGAGTGGCCTGCTGTTCCTTGCGGGTGATGTTCTCCGCTATCTCGCGTTCCAAATCGGACACCACCACATGCACGTCAACCACGCGCTTCTGTCCGAACCGGTAGCAGCGGCGTATCGACTGGTAGTAGGATTCCCACGAGTCGTTCAAACCACAGAACGCCATTCGAGCGCAGTTCTGCCAGTTCAAACCGAACGATGCCATGGAACCCTTCGTGATCAGCACCGGAATGTTCCCATCAGCGAAGTCAAGGAACGCCTTGGCCTTGTCTTCCGGCGACATGGAGCCTTTCACATTCACACTGCCGGGGATAAGCCTGTTCAGCATGTCCGCCTCGTCGTTCAATCCAGCCCAGATAATCCACTGTTCGCCCGGCTCGTTATTGACAAGATCGACGCAACGGTTCACACGGTCAACAAGCGTTTCCTTACGGACTCTCGCACGCCCGCCGACGCCACCAAGGTCAGCTGCGAACAATTGGCCTTCCGGGATGCTGCCGTGATAGGCGACAACGTCAACGGTCTGATTCAATCCGGGCAACTCATATCCCGCATCATCACCGCCAATATCGGACGGCTTGCGCAATGCGATGGCCCATTGCGACATCCACCGCATCATCGGCTTAACCGCGTGACCTTTCAAACGCCAAATATTCCCGTCATGCACGAAATACGTGGCAAGCATCTTCACACGGGTGGCGTATCCAAGGAACTCGGCCTGATTGCATAGTTCCTCCGGGTCGTTCGGTGCCGGTGTGGCGGTACAGGCGAGACGGTATTTCGTATCCCTGAACGTGTCGATCAGCATTTTGCGGGTCTTGCCGTCCGACTGTTTCAGAATCGAAGCCTCGTCCAATACGACCGCATTGAATTTGGACACGTCGAGTTTTGGCACACGCTCATAGTTCGTGATGTTGAATCCGTCAGAGACTTCCGACTGGTCATGCACATAACGCACTTCCATGCCGATTGCGGCGCCTTCGCGGATGGTTTGCTGGCATACGGCCAACGGCGCTAGAATAAGCCCCGTCCCGTGTCCGGCGCAGACTTGCCGTAACCATTCGAGTTGCATTCTGGTCTTACCAAGACCCGTATCCGCCCATACGGCTGCACGTCCTACTTTGCAAGCCCATGTGACGATACGTTTCTGCCAGTCGAACAGGGATGGGTGGAGCTGCTGCGGGCTAACGGTGATGCCAGTCTCCTGTTCGCGCAGCTCCTTTCTTTTCAGAAACTCCCTATATGGGATGATGTTTGCCATGTTGGTTCCTTTTCTTGTGGGTTAGAAATCAGTGTCGTTTCCGAAGTTGCCGAACGTGGAAGGCTGATTGTTGTTCGCTCCCCACGGGTCGGCACCCTGCTGTGGTTGCTGGGTTGGCTGTTGCGGCTGTTGGAAACCGTTAGACGGAACATTATTCGGACTCGGATTGAAACCGCCCTGCGGGGCCGCCTGAGCGCCGCCACGTTGAATCCTCTGCACTTGGGCAGTCGCATTACGAAGGCTCGGGCCGATCTCGTCCACGCGAAGCTCGACCACAGTACGTTGAGTCCCATCATTGGCCTGATAGGAACGCTGCTTCAAACGACCTTGAGCGATCACGCCCATACCTTTGTGCAAGGATTGAGCGACATGCTGCGCCATGCCACCCCATACGGAACAGTTCATGAACAGCGTGTCACCATCCTCCCACTGGTTCGTCTGCCGGTTAAACCTACGGTCAGATGATGCGATAGTGAAATTAGCCACGTTCTCACCATTGCTGGTGGAGCGCAGTTCAGGCTCCCTAGTCAGATTGCCAATGATCGTGATAACGGTTTCTCCAGCCATTATGCGGCCTCCTTGACTTCTTCATTCTTTTTGAAACTGTTGATGAACAATTGGGCTTGCCAGTCGGTCAATCTTGCGTAATTCACAGGCATTTTGATACGATTGCCGATGGCTTCGGACTCGCGTCCTGCCGGAATGTTCCCTTGAGCTAGGAGCGCGGCCACCTGTTTGCGTAGTTCCTCGTTCATCGGATTTCCACGCTGATAGCCCGCCAACTGTCCGTCATCATCACTGGTCGCCAGACAGAACAAGGTGAGCAGACTGTAGCGTCGAGCATACGTTTCCGCACTCCCGTACCGTTGCATGAACGGCTGTTCACGTTTGCCAGCGGAATCGCCAACAATGATCGGAACGGGTGCCGCGTATTCGCTCCAAGACTTGCTGAAATCCTGCCAATAGTGGGTAACGACGAACCCGTACCCGTTCGGATATTGGGGAAGATTGTTGTAGTGAATGTCCTGTTCGACGCGGAATCCCAACACTTCGGTCACATAGTTGACCACCGAGCCAAGGTCTGCGTAATCGTATCCGTAGGCTTTACGATTCTTTGGAATCACATTTCCCATTGGTCATCATCTCCAATCAGATGGTTCATCTGCCAGTCAGTGAATCTGATAGGCAGAGGGGTTTTCGGCAATCCTTGGTTGAGCATGTCTTCCAACGGAATATGGTTCTTCCAGTAGAAGCTGAGCCCGTCCAACGCTTCACGGATCTGCTTCACGGCGACAAGTGAGATTTCAGGGTCGTTTTCGGATAGTTCCCAGATCATCCAGTCGTATGGTTCCTGCTTCTCCTGCACGACGAACCTGAACCCCATCGCACCCTGGTATCCGGTTACGAGCCGGTACAGCATCATGTAGAAGGCGGCTTGAATGTGGTAGCCGAACTTGTATGCCGAACCAGTGAAGTCCTGCACGTCATGGCCGGTGGTCTTGTAGTCGTACAGCCACATGACGCCGTCCATGCCGGGATGGTCGGGTAGCCAGTCGGCTTTGCCTTTCAGTTCCAGCCCAGTGGCCGGGTCGATGGCGAACAAGGCGATTTCCGGTTTGCCTTCCACGAGACTGTTCATGTCCGGCGCGTAATCCACCATGTTTTGAAGCTTCTCATAGTCGGAACCGGAAAGGATTACCAGATCGTCCGATTTGGCTTGTTCGGCTTGTGCCTTACCGGCTTTGGTGCGCCCGTCGAGTTTCCTTTCGACCTTCGGGCCACTACCGAGAATGAGACTGTGCGCGGCCTTGCCGAACGCCAACGTACTGTTGTCGAGAGGGTTCAGCTTGTGCCATGCGTACGCTCTTGGAGACTCCATGAACTTCTTCAAACCAGTCTGGTCGATTGCCGGATGTGCGAAATACTCCTTGTCCGGCATGTCAACCATGCTGGGAAATTTCACTTCCGTCATGCTTCCGCCACACTCCGTTCCATAATGTGGGCATTATTCCGGTAACGCCACTTCCTGTAGCCCTGTTCGACAAGCGGGAACAACGAGCGGGTGTAAATGATGGCACCATTGCTGTTCTCTTCCAACAAGTCTCCCTTACCGGCATTCAGAACCACGTTCTTCACGACTTGGCCCAGTCCGGTGAGGTTACGCTTGGCGTCTTCTGGATGCTGTTGGGTCATGTATTCCCTGAGCGTGATACGGTAATCCGGTTCGATTGGATGCCAGTCCGACACGTCCAATGGTTCCGGGATGGTGTCGTCCGCCAGCAGGTAGGTTCGTCCGAACAAGCTGATCTCGTCCGGTACTTTCGTGTAGGTTTCGCCATTCACGTTGATGGTGTCCATGAGAGTTTTCCTTTCTGTGATTGCGTGCTGGTGGATGGAGTCGAACCATCTGACCGCCGATGAATCGAACGGCTGAGATAGCAGCGGCCACGTTCCTTGCACCAGCAGTGGTTGACGGGAGAGAGTGTGTATGTAAGCGCCTAGAGAAATCGACTTTGGAATATGATTTTTTAGGCTCCCCCGTCAACCGGGTTTTCAATTATGATGGGCCGTCTCTCGACGGCTTCGGACGTGGGCGGGAGTCGAACCCGCGACCCGTAGGGGAAGAAGAACCAGAGACCCCGAGTCATCCAATCCACGTCAAATCCCCAGTCCGGCAATCGCACTAACCGGTGGGGACAGTGGCCGCAACAGGAGTCGAACCTGTTAGGATTCACGCCAATGAATGATGCAAAACCGTTGGAACCCGACCTGAACGGGTTCACGGCCAACATCACGGCAACAGGAAATGTCAAAACCTGAATGCGAGATGGATAAGGTGATTCATGAGTTGTCAAACTTAAGGAGTCCGGCATGAATCCCACAACCATGTGCGGCCAATGCGCCTACGTGATTTGCTGCGCGGTATTGAGTTCGTAGGCGCGTGGATAATATCTGTTTTCAGTTATGGTCCCCACTGGCCGACGAATGAGTGAACGTGGGTATCCTGCGGAACAACCCGATTTTTGGTTGTTTGTTTGGACTGTCAGCCAGCGGGAAGTCTTTAGTCGCGTGGCGCGAATCTGACGATCAGCCACAATGCGGTGGCGATGTACACGCCTTCCACCATGAGCGCGGCGGTGGTGCTGCCGCCATTCCAGGTGAGCATGAGTGTGGATGTGACGATGAGGGCGACCACCGCGAGGGCGAATTTGATGCGGCGGCGCGTGTAGTTCGGCTTCCGCCGCTTCTTCATTGCTTGCATGTCTTCAAGCCAGTAATCATGGTCAGTCATCGTTACCGTCTCCCGTGTTCACTCGCTTTAACGGGAAAGCTTCAGGCGGGAGCGTTTCGCAGACAGTCGGCCACTTCACATACGGTCTATTGCCATTCCAGATGGGATTAGCCGAGTCATCCCATGTGCGCGCCGACCAGTCATCATCGATGTCCTTATGCAGGAGCAGACCATCATTCGCGGTGACATAGAAGCCCCGCTCCTTCGGCTCTTCGGGCAGTGGCTTTTCATACACTTTGACGAGTGATGCGACCTGTGCGACCAGACCGCGCACGGTATTCCAATCGTCTCCGTCGCTTGCGGTCTTCAACTTATCGAAAAGCTGGTCAAGCTTCACCAAAACACTGTCATTCATTCCAATCAAATCCTTTCGTCGGTTCCAAGCCTGTCGGCCTGAAACAATTCCTCCCATGCGTCAGAAACGTTTCCGCAAGCCCACAGGAAACAAGCTTGCGCAAACTTCTGTAGACAACGCTCTGAGCCAATTGCAGGTCTTCCGCGATCTTGTACGAACTGGTACTGAAACCGGTCTCATACTTCATGCGAAGCGACTCGTACACTCGCTGCAATACCGGCTTATCCCGCTGATAGTCACGTTTGGTCTTATGTCTGACCCGTTCAATCCAACCCGCGTTGGCGGCGAGCATGGCATCCAAGTCGATGCCCGTCTGGACGCTCCACGCGACATCAGGCTGAGCGCCGGTCATTCCGAAACCTCCCGTGAACTCTCGCACACCTGGTCGTAACGGTCGAGAAGCTTCGACTTCTTGTACGTGACGGTCTTGCCGCCCTGATAGTCGGCGCACACCCTGTACAGTTTGTCGAACTTGTCCGCTCCAAGCTTGAGATACCTGGCAGCTTCCTGCCTGTCGAAAATCTCCTCTTCGACAACAACCTTCCTGTCTGTCAAAACCTGCTCCTATCTTGATTGGCCGTGAACGTCAGCGGCCCATTGGATGAACGCGCCTAGTTTCGATTCGGGAACCTCATACAACGTGCTCGTCTTGAGTCCATCTTTTTCGACGATTGACCCGCCTTTCCGATCGTTGATACGGAAGACGCAGTGCCCACCCTCGTCAAGAACGAACTCATGCGGCGGCGCCGGAGGATTCAACAACGTCATGCCGCCACCTCCGCGTCAAGCACTCGCTCGAAACTTTGTTCGGACAACCGCTGGTGGATAAGCGCCAATCCCTTGCGTGTCAGCTTCGGGGTTGGCGGATAGGCGAATGGCGTGCCATCCTTGTGGATTCCGTGGGAACGGGAGGACACCATGACCATATGGCCTTGCCTCACGCGACTTGACGCCGCGCACCATGACTGGTTGGGCTGCCGGTAAATCCAACCGTTATCCACAAGCCATTGGCGCAGCTCATGCTCACCGATCTGAATGTTGGAATCGTTGCTTAGGAGTTTCGCCGCGTCACGGACAAGCAGAGCATCGGGAACGTTCGTGAAGTCATCCAACGCCTTGGCTTTCGGCTCCAGTTCCCTGATTTGCTCGTCCTTGGCTTGGAGCTGCTGGTTCTTGCGTTCGATGGTCTTCTGTGCGACGAGCACCGCACGGGCCATGATGTCCTCGTCCGAATCAGCATCGGAAACACGGATTGCACCACCCTCGTTGAAATACTTGTCAAGGGCTTCGGCGGCTTCCTGCTGGTAGACGGTCACGTTGTGGCGGGCCTGTTCGTCGCTGAGTCGGTTCGTGTCGATGGTGGCGAGCCACATGGTCAACGTCTTGCGGCTGATTGCCACCATGTCACGTTGTTTGCCGTCTGCGCCAACTGTTCGTATCATACGAATGGTTGCCCATGGCGTTCTGTTGAGTCGTTCCCACTGTCCGTTGTATGCGATGCCGATGTTCTCGCAGATAGGTTTCAACGCAGTGTAGATTTCACCGTCATCGAACCTTTGAGCGATCATCGCACTCCCGTTGAACGGGACTTCGACGATATCGTTGCTCATTTGGTTGCCTCCGCGTAGAGAATGTCGATCATGTCGGTGGTGTTGTATTTGGCTTGGAGTTCCTTGGAGCCTCTGCGCATGGCTTTCACTGAATCTTCTGGAATGTTCACCGTTCCTGTGGTTCCGTCTTCCATATCATCGGGGATGAAGGTGGTGAACGTATCCTCTGGCAGTTTTGTGAGGAGGCTTAGCGCTTTAGTGGATAGGTACCCTTCTCCTCGCAGATTGTGCAGGTAGCCGTTGTTGGTGAGGTATTCGAGCTTCTGTTGTCTGGTTTCGTTTGGCGTGGTGATTTTCATTGTGGTTCCTTGGTGTTGTGTGGTGTGGTTAGGCGGTTTGTTTGATTTGTGCGATTTCGCCGGGTTGGAAGCCGAATGCTTTGTAGAGTCCTATGAGCATGAGTGGTGTGCATTCGTTTGTTTTTTTGGCTCTGGCTAGGACGCTTTCGCTGACTCCTATTGCTCCGGCGAAGGCTTCGTCTGTTTTGAGGCCGCTCATTTGTTTGGTTCGGTCTAGGAAGCCGTCTCGGAACTGCATTTTGTATTCAGCCATCAGTGATTCCTTTCGCAACCTGCAATATTTCTTTTGCTTTCTGCAATTCATATAATCGCATATTGCGAAAAAAGTCAAGCGAGAAGCGACACTCGGCGTGTTGCGAGTTTGGAAGAAGTATTGCATAATGCAAAACATGAGTATTGCAACATGGTATAAAAAGACAGTCGGGTCAGATACGGTTAACACCGTGGCTGACAACACCGGAATAGTCCCTTCATCCCTTTATCGGCAGCTCCCAGAGAAACTCTCTCCGGAAAATGTCGTGAAAATCGCCCGCGCATACGGAGTTTCAGCTATAAACGGTCTAGTCGCGCTTGGGCTGCTGGATGACAGCGATATATCACAACTACAAATATCAGATGCACTAATAAACGCTTCGAATGACGAGCTGCTCCAGGAACTCGCACGCCGTCTCAAGGAAAACGCGGACGCCGACTGGGTGAACAGTCCGATCATCTACCGTGAAGAATTCGACATGGCCGCGAACGACGATCCGAACGCGAGACTCGAAGCCGAAACACCGGAAGACTGACGACAGCAACGAATATGGCGGCGGCATTCACTTATGATGCCGCCGCCTAATAATACGAAGGGAACAATGTCACGAATCACCATCGACGTTTTGGAACGTCAGGCCGAGCACATGGGTTTGAAGGTTTTGGAATCCGATATTCCCGGCACTACCTGCGGCCTGTACTGCGACCGGCTGCGGACGATATGGCTTGCCGACTGGTTGAACGACCGGCAGAGGCTCTGCACCCTATGCCATGAGCTTGTGCACGCGAAGTATCGTGATCTCGGCTGTGGCACGCGGTTCGGCGTGAAGTGCGAGCGTAGGGCGCGTCGCGAGACGGCGTTGATGCTGATAAGCCCGGTCGAGTTCGCCATGGCCGAACGGATGTGGGACGGTGACACCTGGCATATGGCGGCGGAGCTGGACGTGACCATGCAGGTTCTTACGGATTACAGGCAGATTCTCAAGGATGGCTTGTTTGAGAAACGCCCATGATTCATCAGCCATCAATTGGGGGGATAATCCTTGTTGAGACATATTGCAGGAGAGCAAGGAGGACATCATGGAAATTATATGCGTTATCGCCGGTATCGCCATCGGTATGGCCGCGTTCGTTCTGCTGATCCAGATGGCCGTGCGGAACGGCATTCGCATGTCCGGGTTGATTGACTGGCGTACCCAATACGAGTTGGAACGCATCGACGATGCGGACGGCGGCAAGCCGACGTTGCACGAATTGTATGAGATTACGGCCAAGACCGATTCCGCACCAGATGCCATCGAGCGGAATGTGAGGGCGAAGGCTCTGGACTATATCGAGTCGCGTAATTCCATCCATGTGCGAAATTGTTGGATTGTGATTGGAGTCGCTGTCGGCGTATGCTTCCTGGCTATGATTATCACTCTCGCCAGCAGTCCTATGTGAACCATGTTTTTCTCGTGCCCGTCTGTTTTGTTGCAGGCGGGTTTTTCATGCCCTTTTTCTGACCGTTTGTGTTTTTTAATTGGCAAAATCATGGCAAACGCACAATGTAAGAAGAATGTATAACCATGTACATACTTATATACATGTAATTGGAGCTACACCGACAAACTATCAGTATCTACTACCCGACAGTAGTTGTAATTATATCCATGTGTAGAGTTAGAGTTATAGGCGAAAGTAGTAAAAAGCCCTTGCCGCTCTCGAACAGCGACAAGGGCAATCGGAAAACCAGTTTGCATAGATTCTCCGTGCATCAGCATAGCGCTAGGCATGGAGGGAAAGACACGTGGAAAATATGGGCTACAAGAACATGCAAGCCGTATACGACGTAAACCGTGCCGGACGCATGGCGATTCGACGTGGCGATAACATGACCCTCAACAAGAACGCCGAACTCGTTCTCATGTTCATGGCTTCGCAAACCTACGATTGGGATAGTGAGAACAATTGTCCCCCAAAGAAACTCATGGATAAGAAAGTGCCATGCCGCTACTACACGCTTGGATGGCGTGCTATCTCAGACTCGCTTGGAATGGTGATGCTTACTCCCGAACAGGCGATGGGTGGCAATGCGGAGGCGAAGATGAAGACCCGTGAGAACAGTATCCAGAAGAGCATCAGCGATGCCTGGGTGTTCCTGCGTGATCGCGGCATCATCAAGACCATCGAACCTGCTTCGCTTGGTAAGAACGCTGGGTTTCTACTCCTACTGGGCGACGATGCGGAGAATGCCGCAGTGGAACGATGGGCCAGGGAGTGCCTTGGCGTCTGATTCGGCCATGATGACGGTTGTGCCATTCGACCTTTTTTGACCGTTTTATGACCGCGTTTTCGACCACGATGGTCGAATGTCCTCGTGTTCGGTCAACATGATGACGCAATCCAAATAAAGAAGATTATTAGGGTTGTACCTGCTTGATTGGGTTTTCCTGAGATTGCTGATTGCGGTTATGTCTATGAAGGTCGCCACATGGTTCCCTATGCCGTGTGGCGACCTTCGTGGTTTCGGGCGGCTCATGCATCGTGTTCTCTCCCTATTTTGGAGAGAACGGCATGGGGGTGTCGGATTCGGATGGTTCCGCATGATATCTGCTGTTATGCCATGTGAGACGTTTGGATGGCGTTCTCTCAGGGTTTCATGAACCTTCCCACCTGACGTGCGAATTTGCTGTTACGGCGTGTCGCGACCCTTTTTCGTGTGTTTTTTGGGCTGGTTTTTCGAGTTTGTCTGAGAATCGGAGAGAATACCCTTTTCGAACGCTTCTGCAACCGTTCCCACAACCATGGGTGAACCCTACTCGCGTAAGGGTTTCCACCTAAGCTCCTGCGACTGGGCTTGAACCAGTGACCGTCCGATTAACAGTCGGATGCTCTGCCAACTGAGCTACGCAGGAATGCGCTGTGCACAAGACATGAATTATACGCGGTAAAACGCAAAATGCAAATCCCGCGCGTGTCTCCCTTGCTGCGGCGGGACTACCG